AAGATCAATCGTCTATTGATACTCGTATATGCTGCCCGGATGCATTCTCCATAACAATCTCATCAATTGCGGCTTCAATAGCATCTGATTCATCTTGTGGGCTTAGTGACTCCGAAGTCTTGGTAATCCTAGCTAAGAGAGAACATGAGTAATAACCTTTGTCTTCGTCAAAAGCAAGCCATTCATCGTATTGTGTGAATGGATCGAATGGATTATCGGTTGTTGTTAGCATAGATTGTGCCATAACATCTTCTCCTTATCTATTCCATGACTTTAGCTATGGTACTAGTAGAGATACCAAGAGACTCAGCAATTTCTGCTTGAGTGTATCCAGCCGCAACCTTTCTCTTAATCGAAGCTATCTTAGATGCGGTTAGTACTTTAGCAGACCTAGGTGTTGCTAACACCTTAACTTTATCAATGTTAGTATTGCTAAGTATTTGAGATACTACGTTAGCACTTAATGCTCCTGCTTGTATAGCAGCCCATTCTCTATCAGAGATAGTTATAGGCTCTTTCTTAGCCCCTACTCTAACTCTAGCTGCGGCTAATGATTGACCTTTCAGCTTCTTTAGCTCAGCATTATCCATGTATGGATTAGATTCCTTCTTCGCAGCTATAACAGAATTGGCTGATAACTGGGCTTGTCTCTCCATTGGTTTGTTCATTAGAGCGGTGTTTAATTGTCCTAAAAGAGAGCGCACCTCAGGTTCGTATACTTTTTTAGCAGAGGGGGACATAAGTGGGGGTTTAATGTTAAGGGAGACCTTTCTTGATTGGTTGGCTAAAGCCTTTAATTTATTGGCGTGGGTGGCATATACGGTTTCCATAGGTGTTCCCGATGATAAGTCGAAGGCATCCTTCGCTTCTGCCATCTTAGTGGATGATGTCGTACGTTGAACTAATTTTCCTTTCTTGTCAGTATATGTTGCAAGGTTTACTAGGTTACCTTTCTTATCGAGGTATGTGCCCTTTATGTCCTCGTATACTATGGCTCCAGTATTAGGATCATCTTTAAGGCGTTTTCTGATATTGGGTCGTACTTCTGATGACGCTCTAGATATTAGAGTGGCGGCGCCACTTCTTGAACTACCTTGATATTTTTTCTTTAGAGCACCGATTTGGTTCTCAGCATAAGATGTTTTATAATCCAAACTATGCTTTTGCGAATCAATAACGACCATAGAATGTCTTACTGCACGAGCTATTTCTTCACCAGTAGGAACTGCCCCTTTAATAGTCATATCAGTAATCAGATTGGATATGTCTCCCATTTTCATCTGCATAGTTTGATTTTTAGGCTTTTGGCCTTCAGCAAATTCAGCTTTACCGGTCTTGGCATTAAATATACCACCATCAATGGTTGGCATACCGTCATACCCTTTATATTGCACCTTAGGATCGAAATCGACTAAACCTTTTAATGATGCTGCAGTTTTAATTCCGCCATTGTTATTTGGTATAACTAATACAGCATCACCATCAAAATCTGCTCCTGATAGTTTTTCTGCGACCTTTGGGTGTATCCCAATAGCATCCTTTGCTGTTCCCGTTTTATCACTAAGAATTTGCTTAGCATCCTTATTGCGATTATTAACGGTTAGTTCCGGTATTTCAAATATACCACCATGAGGATATCGAATTAACACTACTTTTTCACCATCATTATAGTTGGGCGCATACACTTCATTTTCTTTAATGGAAGTAAATGGCAGTAATACATGCCAACTAGTTCGAGGTAAGGCCGCTGACTTAAGATGCACCGCTGAGGAATCACAATCATCAGCGAATGAGTCCATTAAGCGTTTTTTCACTAATGGATTAGTTAGAGATACTATCTCATCAAACGCTTGTTTCTTTTGCTCAAAAGCTAATTTTAATTGTTTCTCAGCTAATGCGGGTGCTTGTTTGGATAACATTTGAGAGGATAGACTTTTAGACCACTTATCTCTCCACTCACCCTCTTCATTTACAACGTTTAAGGCTTTAACTGTTACTGCCTTACGAACTATGTCTTCTGACACATTCAGTTTTTCGGCTATCTGAGAATAAGACATATCGCCCTTAGTTTTCAAGTCAAACATTTGGGCAGAGTCTTTGATCTTTAATCCAGCATCAGTAATATAATGTTGTTGTCTTACATTAGCCCCAAATGGATTATCGGGATCAATTACCCCATCTTTGTCTGTTTTCATTTCTTTAAATACTTTTTCTTTAGGTGTTCCTACCGCCTTATTGGTATTGTAGATTATATCAACACCTTTTGGCAAATTGTCAGTATACATAGCCATGCCCTTTAAATAATGGGTATCATCTACTCCTATACGGACTTGCATATACTTAGCATTCCCCATTGACAGATCGGAAACACCACGACGAAGTTCGATCACGCCATCCTTATCTGATCCACCCTCAGGACCGTACCTTATTTGTATACGGTTCGAGTTAACGCTCTGTATTGGTTCTAAGCCAAGAAACGTTTTACCATTATCATTGGTATGATCTGTGATCATCTTTATTTGGTCTTTATTTTGGACCACATCAATATAACTAGTCCCCGGTTTAGCTAGAACCATAATCCTTGTTTTTTTACTAGTTCCTAACTGATCGACAAGAACGTTATGAACTGAATATCCCTCTTCTTCTAGCATAGCAAGTGAATTTTTTAATTTAGTTCTACTAATACCAATATGACGCTCAACGCCAAGCCCAACGTCAATATAACCTTTTTTATCAACGCTAGCTTTTAACATTTTAGCTGTAGAATCAGCTTCCTCAGAACGAGTTTGAATAGCCGAATCTAATAGCGATCTAACTGACGATTCGTTACGACCACCCATCCGTTTGCCAATCTCGACATTAGAATATCCTTTCGCTTTGAGTCTATTAGCGTGGATGGTGTCTATCTTACGCTGTTCGGCTTTTATTAACGATCTTCTAATTCGTAACTGAGTGGTGTTCATACCTTCACCTTTGGCAATATCAACATCACTCATTCCTTGTTTCTTTAAGGCGTTGATTCGCCCAATGAAATCAGGATCTCGTTGTTGTGGGTTTTCACCAGAGCCCCACTCATAACGACCTGAGTGTCGCTTAGTGCCATAGTGTTTTATTTCATCAGTCATAATTACTCTCCCATCTTAAGCTTATCAAGTTCCTTATCGAATATGATAATTTTCTCCATTACATTAAGGATGTCTTGAGTAGGCGGTGTGTGAATGAGTATTTCATCACATTGATAGAGTCTCAGTTCAATCTCAATAGTATTCGGATCAACATCATACTCTAAGCAAAATAAGGCGGTATATATTTCGAGTTGATGCATCGATGTGGGGGATACTCCGGTTTTTAAATCATGAATCCTCAGGCGATTTTGTCTGAAGGATATGGCATCAGCAGTACCAAAACAGTTCTCTGAATATTTCAACCGTTGTTCGATGTCCATCTTAAATCCAATAGCGTCATTAATATACATATTCAGTGTGCTTTTATTTTTAGGTAGTTTAATGCCTAAGGCTATAGACTCTGCAGCAAAAGCATGCAGTCTGGTTCCACGTTGAGTTGCCAAAAATTTAATATACGACGTCGTCAGTTTTTCAACGTCATAATTTATCCAATGGTATTTACTAGCACTTAGAAACGCGTGACGACCTTCGAGATCTGAATGCTTGTTGAAGTTCATCTAGAACCTCCTTCTTTATTTCCGGATAAATAACACTAGCATATGACATACGACCAAGCGTCTCAAGATAGTACTCTTGGTTCGGTTGATATGATGCATACTTATCGCGTTTACATTCTAGGACGGCCCATCTATCATTAAATAGGATTAATAGATCAGGAAAGCCTTGAATATAGTTAGCATCGTTTTTTAAAATTACACATCCTATAAACATCAAATTAAGCTCTTTTATTAACTTACTCTGGAATGCACTCTCTAACATATCAAACGCCAGGTTCGGTAGCTTCTGATGAGTTACTAACGCTTGGCTGAACCGTGTACTTTGAGAATATAGTCAACTTATCGGTTGGTGCGGCATAAGGATGTGCTAAGTTAGCAGGGACTGTACATACAAATACCCAACCTCTAGACGTGAAATCGTATATGGTTGACGGATCTACATAACCATTAGTTATAATTGAATCTATTTCTAGCATTACATTCTCCCTCTCATAATTCAATTCTTAGCTAAAAATAAAAGAGAAGGTTAAATACGATCATATTCTATCCTTCCTTCTATTATAGTGCGTGTTTTGCGCGCGAGGTAAAAATAGTATGTGTCTGTTAAACGCGGTCTATTATTTTACCGCCCATATCTAACCAGTCGTCGATAGCTTCGTCATCAATAGCATCCCTGTAAACTATAGTTTGTTCATCATTAGCAAACACAGGCAGACCATTTGCATACAGTACATTTTCATCATTATAATGAGCTCGCAAAGGATCAGTATCTTCTAGCGTAGGAAAATCTTCAGTATGACTATCCGTAAGTGTCTCGGAATTTCTAACCATCATAAGTTCCTTACTTAATCCCAATACCACAACTGTCACAACTACTCCAAGAACGACTTTACCAATAAATGTTATAGTTTTCTTATTGGTTTTAACAAATGTTTTAATTTTATTTTTCATAATATTAACCACCTTTCAAATTTAGACATTTGCAAACGTTTGAATATTAAAATTCTTCTTAGCCTTAATAGCCTTAACAATTGAAATATCAATAGCCGAATTAGACCGAACATGATAGTAATATAGATCCGAGAATGGACTATTTAATCTGTCAATTCTGCCTGCAGCTTGCACCATGATCTTATAGGAGTAGTTTTGGGAGTAGAATATAATGGTGTCAGTGTCCACACAATTCCAACCTTCAGCACCAGCCGTGTATTGGACCAAATAAGCCCACCTATCACCTTTAGGTATAGATTGGTGCTTATGACCATTCCACTCGCTTATAGGCAATCCTAGAGTGTCTGAGAGGGTTCTGAGTATATCTAGCTCATAGTTGAAGTTGTAGAATATGATTACCTTAGGATGATTGTTAATTATCCTCTCTACTGCCTCGAGTCTGGCTGGGTCAAGATTTACTACTTTACGCAGTAGGTAGCATAATTCTCCAATAGCTTTCACAGGTCTATTCTCAAATATGTTCCACCTTTCAACCATAACCTTATTGAATACTTCTTTATCAAAATCTACAACTATACTCTTATCGTGAGCGATGGTATGTTTCGCATATGCCATAGTAACTGTTATTTGATCTCGCAATTTAAGTAGATGTCCACATTCAATAAATTTCTCAATCTTAGGATACTTGGTGAATCGGTTGTATACAGCATGTCGACGAAGAAACTCAGTACGATTCTTATAGAAACGATTTGCTACAAACACCGGAATATAATCCGTCCAGGTATCACCAGGTGTTGCGCTTAATAAGATCCACGAATTGTACTTCTTTACGATTTTCAAAAATGACTTTACCCATGCCCCAGATCCAACAAGTCTTTGCTCATCAAAGATTATAAACGCATTCTTAACGCCGATATACTTGGATATGTTGTTCCAAGAATCAACAACGACCTTTACTCCACTAATACTAAATTCGGGATTAGAAAATAACATAAATGGAGCACATTCTTTTTCCCATTCAAGGCTATCCCTTTTTTTAGCAGTAGTTATAATATATAGATCTTTTGGTTTTTTCATTGGAAGCGATGGACCTTTACCATTAGTCTTGATCTTTCCGCCACAAGCCTTGAGAAAATAATAGGCTATGGCAGTTCGGGATTTTCCAGAGCCTACTCCTCCACAGAGTATTGAACCAGACTTTAATTCTTCTATGGCTTTCCTCTGATACTCACATAACTCAATAGCCATAGACTAATCTCCTTTCAATAAAATGCCCGTCAAGCCGATAGCACAGCTTACCTAGATTAATCGTGATTGTGATCGCAACTACCATCACAGGTTTCGCAGTTACCACAACCACCAATGGTAGAGGCCGCACTAACCGGCACATCATTATACTTGTGCTCGAACTCATCCTCCACGATTACCACTCGCATGGTTTTGATATAAGCTTTTACACCACTTTTTGCATTCTTTGTTCCTTCATGCATAGACCAATTATATGGTCGGATAGCCAAATCGACAAGTGGCAAATATACCTTCTTACCGTCAACTATTTGTTCCTCATTAGCAATCTCAACCCAGTCCAACATGCTGACCGAATCAGCATCAAGAAGACTCTTACCTCTACTTGAAACTATCGTAATCTTTGGTGGCACATTATCATAGCTAACAGCCACCGACATGTACCCTTGTTTTTCTTCATACTCATCTTTTGGATCGAGCCAACGAACATTCCAGCCATCCTGTTCTAGCGCAGTGGCAACATCAAAGTCCAGAAATACGCAAAAATTTCTGCGTCCTGCAGGATTGAATTTTCCCTCTTTACCAGCAAAGTTACGAAATGCAATACGAGCGTTTTCGATTATAATGTTATTCTTAATCATTAGTTTAACTCCTCTTCGTTATATTTAAATACGTATTTATCGGCTTTTTTTCTGGTCTCAACATTTATATCCTCAGTGGTTATACCATAAATATTAGCAATCATAGCTGAAGACATAGCAACATGTGCTAATTCTTCTTTCAGATTAGCTAAGGCCTCTGGTTTTCCTCGCTTAACTTTTGAACAGGCTTTTATGAGCTCTGCGCATTCCTCCTGAAGAATGTCAATCTGATCATCGTGATTGAACATTTTCAAACAACAAAATGTAAACTTCTCGGATATACCAAACACGCTTAATCCACCATCCTTATCTACCTAGTAATATGGTACCACCAGGCACCAACAAACGGACTAGCAATAACACATAACCCTAAGATAATAACAATGATTCTCCTTATCACAATCTACCCACCTTTAAATATGGTATTAACAAATCACTACACTCTCTTCTAAGAAACGCAGAGGCCTCTCTAAGCTGTTGGACTTATATAGCAGTGCGATTATGCCCCATCTACCGCCACTACGCTTAAAACGGCCTTTACGGCTCTATTAGCCGATGACTTTTTAAATTGGAAGGTTCTCATACCCTAATTGGCATGTCCCAAGATTTGCCCCATCGAAATCTGGACAATTAAGACAACTTGTAAATTTAGTACTACCGCAAGGCAATACCGCATATCTAGAGGTATCGTCGGATATAAACCATTCATAGTCACCGAACTTTGAAATATCAGTTACTGCAGCATTAACCAACCCCATATAATATGAGTGCGAGACCGCGTCTTGTTTCCCAAGGACTTTTACAACCTCCGATTCTAGCCATCTATAACCCTTGGTGCCACTAGCAGCATTATACTTTCCATCTTTTTCCCTGAGTAATATACCACCACCATGCCCAATTTGAATTGGACAGAACGATCCTACTTTTCCTACGAAGTGATAATTGTGCTCATCTTCTGGTAGGTTCTCATTCATGTCAAGATATAAAGCAGTGGTTACCGATTTGGTTTCGCATGTATCTTCGAACTCGATAGGCTCTCTACTGAATAATGTCTTGAATACGTATGGCTGTGAGAATTGTGCTCCGGTAGTTGTCCATGTACCAGCATCTCTACCATTGATTTTTTCATCCTGACTATATTTAGCAACATACACAGCATTGTTTACTAAGCATAATTTTTCATAGGTGTTTTCATGCTCAAAATCATACCCATATTTTTTACCGAATTGCATAACAAATTCAATAATTTCTGGAGTAGCTTCGGGTATCTTGATGGAGTCAGTCTTAATATGGGCTGCTTGAAACCCTCGCTCTTGAACTGCGAACATGAGATCGACCATGAACAGTGCGCCACGTTTAGCAATAATGTTGTCAATGTTACGAGGGTCTTTAAATGGATTATCAAATCTAGCGAACGTTAATCCATATGCCGCGTTAAGGGCCGTCTTTAACCCATTTGATACGTCCTTTAAAGTAAATTTTGGGTTATCGCTTTGTGAGTCTTTTATAAATGGAATAATTCTACCATCTAGAAGAGTCTTTAAGGTTTCAAGATCTTTATGTTTGATGGCAATTCGAGCCTGCTTTAATTCGCTATACTTCTTAGTATATGGTCCTAGATAGTTTAACGCCTCAATAGTACTTGGGTGCATTGCCCCGACATCAATTACCGGAACATTAGCGTACATTCCGGGTTCCCCATGAACAAAACCGCCTTCACCAACCTCAATCCCACGGTAGGTACTTTTACCATTCTCAAATTTATATCCAGGAAACATAACGCTCAAGTCAGTATATACCAATTCGTTCTGAGGTTTCCCATTAGTGCCGAATACGATTTTGGTGGTGTGAGTGTTGGTTGTATCGTTTACAGTTAATCCACTTAGCTCTGCAAGGATTTGTCTCGCTGCCCAGTCCCCCGATAAATGATTGAACGTTGTTTCGGTTGCCATAACATCATTTATACAGTAGTCTGCTACTTTTATCCATAAACTTGGATCTACTGGTTTATCCCAGGGTAGTCCTAACTCATGATGATGAATTCCTAGTTTTATCTCCCATTTTTTCAGACTCATTTTGTTCTGTGCGGATGCAAAGTCATATACATCGGTGTAGGATATACCATAGGCTTCTGAAAACATACAATTAGCACTGCCACTTATGATCCGCTGACTAAGGGTATACAATTGTGCATTATCATAACCAATGTATGCCGCATACAACATATGGTTATCATACCTTCGACAGTTGAAACCAACCAACTTAAAGTTTAGTATCGATTCAATATCGGCCGGAGTTGGATTAATCATTCTTACGGGGTCTCTACCCACTGCTTTCCATACAACAACGAATAGATTAGGAAATACCTCGACATCAAAGAATACTAAACCATCGCTAATATAGTCTGAACTTGGTATGCTAGCCTCCTCGGATTTAAACTTAATTTTACTTACTAACTTGACGCAATAATCCGATTGGTTATTGCTGTTATTAGCAAATGCTAAAACACTAGGTCTCATATCAGTAACGTCATATGCTAACCCTGATGAATATGCGTCCTCAAGTATCTTTTGAATGAAGTCTAGACTTGGTTTCGTGCTTGGATGTATCTCTTTCTTCAGATTACGCTTTATTAAAGCGCGTAGCCCCTTCTCGCTTTTGACAGCATCAAAGTTTATCATGACTTCCTCCTTTAGGGGTAATCCAGAGTTTATAGTTGCTACCGGTATGTTATTGCAAGTACTAAGTTTTCTACGTAAAGAGCTGTTACCCGTAAATACTTTGACCTCCACATCATCCGAATATATTCGGCTAAGTTTAGTTACATCACCATCATATATATAGTGCAGGTGTAGTCCGTTACCACTCTTACTGAGTTCAGTATACGTGGCGGGCCACTTACTAGCTGTATCAATATTTTTAGATAGTGACTTGGTCCCTGTTTCATCCTTTAAATCAAAGTCAATAACAATATGATTGTCTGGGACTTTAACATAATGGACCTGATGTGTATCTAACTTATTTAATTTAGTTCTTACTTCTGACCATTTAGCAATTGGCGTCCCTTGATCGTTTGCATATTGTGCTGGACACTTAGCACACATAGTATCAAATATGGACTCAGTACAATCTATTAATAATGAGTTTGGAGGTTCCTCTTTGACTGGGGGTACAATTTTTAGTTTATCCCCTAGAAACCCAGAATAGTAACTTCTAACTTGCAATCCAGCAACGCGCATAACTTCAGAGAATGTTTTAAAATAACTTCTCAGTTCCTCCCTAAATTTATGACGTGGGGCTTTATACTCGATTAAAGCTTCATCACAATATGTTTTATACATTGCATATGCTTGTGCTAACGAGACCCCGTCTTGCTCTTTAAAAATATCATAATTACATTCCACAAAATTATAAAATATGTCGGTTTGCATCATCATATCAATTGGACGATATGATGAATAGTAATTCTTACCTAAGTCCCTATAAACATCAAGACAATGTTTAGCTATGGCTCCAAGCTCAAAGTCTATTTGGGACATTAGGATTTGATATTCTTTTGGCGGTATCTTATTGCCCGATGGTTTGACATCTATAAGTCTTCGTATAACACCAGACTTAGCATCGGTGATTTTTACCGGCTTATTAGTACCCATGAACAAGAAGGCGTTGAATCGAGTGGTATATGACGGCTTATATAATTCCCTAACACTCATTTCTTCGTGGGATACAATAGAGTTTAGTTTGGTGTTATCCTCAATCTTTGATAGGTCGCCATCATGCTGAATCGCCACAAGCGGGTTAGATTTAAATGCTTCTGTCGAGAAGGTGTTACCTGAAGCAGTAAGCGCTTTGGCTTCGAAGGTGACATAATATCCCATAAATAACTTTTGAATGATGTTAAGTATCGTTGACTTACCAGAACCCATTTCTCCATAAAGGACAATAAACTTTTGGATATCTTTTGAATCGCCTGAAACAATAGCGCCAATTGCCCACTCAAGCTTTTCACGCTCTTCTGGATCATAGAGCGTCCCAATGATCTTGTCGTAGCTATCAATCTTTCCTTTCTCTAATGGATAATTTAATCGTTTGCTAACATAGTCTTTTTTATTAACCGTAGTATTAGCAAATGTTAATTGAGTATCCAGTTGCTGGGCATTGTCAGAAATATGCCCAATGTAATTTCTAAACTCTGCCCACGAGTTACTAGAGAAATCGCTCATTAACTTTACATTGATTCGATTATCGCTTTTAGCAGTAAGTTCTTTTTGATGCACAACAAGTTTACCATCTACTAATCTTTGAACGTCATACTCATCGGTGGACCACATTCCTCGATCCTCATCCCAGATAGCATAGAATGATCTTCCTCTAACCATTAAATCTTTAGATCGACACACTTTAAAATCTGGGAATAATTCTATGACACTATTCTTTGCAGCCCTTTCTTTGATTTGATAAAAATCCACATCTCCGCCCTCTTCTCTCCCCCACTGTCTACCTGTTACACTTGTTACGTTTTGAAACACATTTATAAACTTTCTATATATTAATTTTTCTCTTATAAAGGTTAGTGATTTTTTTTGTTTTCGTAACAGAAAACCCGCAAAGCCCACTCCCCCTAAGGCTAAGGCCTGTTACACTTTTTTTTAAAAACGTCACAACTGTCACAAAAACGTCACACTTTTTGCCTTTTTTCGCCCTTTTACACAATTTCTTCAAATATCCAATTTTCAAAAACGTAACAAGTGTAACAAAAACGTCACACTTTTTTCACCCATTTTACACAATTCCCTTGAATATTGGACAATTTAGTGATACCATCCCCTTCTTATTTTTAGACTCACCAAAGGATTCCATGTCAACTAACCTACCTAAATATGCTTCTCGGTTAGCCCAAATCTCCTCACGCTCCATAATATTTAACCCGGAACCAACACTAACGGCGTGTCCTTTGTAGTCGACAATCAATGATCCAAGCATACCCTTAAGTTTACCATCCCCTTCACTAAATGCTATGATCGGTAGAATATGGTCCTTACTCTGTTTAACTTTCAGCAAACCATTGGACCGTTTGAACTCGTACTTACCATACAAAGTATTCAGCATAACGCCTTCAAAGCCGCGATCCCAGATCTCCTGAGCGTACCCCATTATCTCTTCGTCCGTAGAAGCCACGCCTAAGATTGGCACAGATCTAATATACTTGAACTTAAAGATCGAGTTGAATGTGGGTTCCACTTTCCTCATAAAGTAGTCGTACGTACCCTGGTCTGTCAGTAATAAACTAAAGCTCGGGTCCTTCAAAATAGAACAAATATAGATCTTCCTAGCCACTGCGGGTTCTCCACGACCATCAGTTAATACTCCTAATCTGAAGAACTCAGCTACCGGAATAGCATCAAATATGTTGAACGTTAACCCACGCTTCATACCTTTAGTAGACGCTATTGCATTAGTAGCCTGACGTAACTCAAGAGCATTAGAATATGACCCCATGGCTAGTAACTCTCCATCATATACCATGTTATCTGGAAGATGCAATGCTTCCTGTCTGAGGTCAACTAATCCAGTGTCCTCGATACCAGTCCTACTATAAAACTTAGGAGCTCCATCTTTCTTTATCAGTAGGCGTCGTACGCCATCTAATTTTTCAGTAACGATATATGGGCCTTTGTTCTTACCCTTACTAAATTGTTTTCCTAGCATGACGCCTACGTCCAAAGTAGTTCACCTCATCCTTCATTTATAATAATGGTTTTAATACTATTGTTTTTGGGAGGGACTTATTTAATCCATCCAAGAATCTTTCAGTAACCGTAAGATCATACTTTGCAAAATCCTTTGGTGGAAGTTCTATGCTTTCTACACTAATTCCTACTGGTAAATTAAGCATTGGTTTATCTTCCAAAATTACTTCACTATTCTCTATCCAAATCTCATCAAGAATTGTATCCTTGCCGTGAGCTTTTAACTCATCTAAGAATCTTTGAATAACTTGAAGTTCGTCCAATTTAAAATTCTCAGTGGGCCATTTAACTACATCCTCACCATCATACGCTGGGGATACATAAAATATAAACGGCAAAACAGTTCACCTCCTAGTTATCCATGCCGCTAATAACCTACAATATATATTACAGCTTACGGAGTATGTCGTACAACCATTACAAGGAAACCTCAAAGTACTTCACCCTCTCATAGTGTAATCCGCATTACCCTTAGTGTAACAACCACAATTACCAGGATGACATTTGTGATTATCACACGTAGCTTTATCTAAGATACATGAAAAAGCACATCTATCCTCGCAATCGTGACAGCACTCAACAATATCGCGTCTTGCCGGTCGAAAGATACTTAACAATTTTTTAAACATAGATTCACCTCATCGCCCATAATAGTTCTCTAACAAATATGCATTCAATTGATACCACAATTCAACCTTTCGTTGATCTTGCTTGGCGTGATTTAGTGGAAATAGACTTCCTTGACCGTTGCGACGATATGTCCGATCATTGACTTCCCTTAATATCCGATCCACATTCAGATCCCCGTCAATCGCGGTCCACACTTCGTCCGTAAACTTACTCAATCCAATATTACCCATCATGTCCCAAAACCATTTGGTCATAGGCATGTTGCCATATTGGTCAGCCATAATACTCTCGCATCTATACGCTAACGCTACTATTAATTCTAGCATGGAGCATTCGTCATTAAAATATTCGCATACATAGCGGATGTTATTCTCATCGCAAAATCTCTCACGTAAATTCGTTCCTTCATATGCCCGATTGTCATCATTAGGCACTGTCCAAGAGAAATACGTATCTTCGAGCTTCTTCGTGAGTAGAGTATAGCTTCGAGTAGATTGGTTGGTATTGATTAAGTCACAAAACCAGAAGTGATATGCACTTATCAGTTCGTTCTTAGACATTATGACCGGCTCAGTAAACTTCTTACTTCGCATTTATTTTAAGTCTCCTCCCCTGAGACTACTACTGAGAATTTCTTATCTAAGAAAACGATCTCGTAGTCAGTCTGTAGTATTTCATTACGTACGTACACTGCGTGAGTATCTCTTGCATCCACACCAAAATATGAATGCACATCGCCAACCAATACCATGTGGTTAGTAACTTCATCTGACTGATCATCACATAATATTCGATCCTTACCGTAGTAATATAGGATCTCCTTCTCGTGATCGTCACATTCAAATGAGAATGCTTGAGTTGATATCACGTATGGATATGGATTAACGTCACCATTAATGTTACTGTCTTCCTCCTCCGCGTCTTCCTGCTGAGTGTCGTATCGTTTAGCCAAGCCAGTGTATTCTTTCCGCATGAGCCTCAGTTTACTAACCTGGCCTGTAATACTGCCTTCTGGATCTCCGTGATCCGCAGAAACACGAGCCTTAGACCCCAGCTCAATATCATCCAGTCGCTCCTGTACTCGTTCTTCAAAGGAGTCTTTCAAAGCCATGTTAGCGCCGATTACCCCAAAACCAAAACCTAGTGCAAATATAAGTACGCCTTTAAATACCGTCATTGTTTAAAACCTCTTCCTTTTCTGTAGTTACTCTTTTTACACGGGGTTTTTTCTCAACGGGTGACTTTATTGCATTAATCTCAGCATTTACACGTGCAATTTCAGCTCTCGTTCGCACTCTATAATCTGAATGATCATTAATCATCGCAGCTTCCCGTTCCTGGTAATATGTTTTAAGGTCTAATTCCCTCTCGTCATACTCTGCTTTAATACATGCGTCCCTGTCAGCATCGATTTGGTTAAGTTGCTTGGCATAGAGCACATACATACTTCCCGCACCAGCAACTATACCAATACCAATCCCGATTAATACCAATCCGATCTTATTCATTTTAATACGTCCTTTCTATAAAATCATAGTAACCATCTTCCTCTTCACCTTCCCGAGGAAATACTACTTCATAAGTAACATCCACTTCCGTTTGAGATTTAAAATAGAATGTTCCTCGTTTTTGCTTGCACCATAATAACCTACTAGGAGACATGACTCTGAATATATCTATGACTGGGCGTCCCTCTTGGTCAATAAGCATGTTGTCATACGGATCGTAGTACCAAGAATTAATAATCGGCCGATCATTAACTCTATTCATTTAAGTACATCTGCTCGCGTTCGTATACATATAAATCAGGATCTAAAAAGTAGTAATAATCCTCTTCTTCGCCTTCGCGTGGAAATACCACCTCGTATTGGATACCCTTATCTAAATGGCAATCAAAGTAATATGTCCCTCTGTGAAGTTTACACCATGCATATTTAGCTGGCGACATAATCTTAAACACATCAATAAAAGGAGTACCTTCCTCATCTATAAGATAATTATAATACTCCATATAATAGAAGGATTTAGTTTCCATAACGGCTATCTTCCGCGTCATGATATACCAGCACAACAAGATTCCCATGATTATCCCAAACGGACGTGCTTTGTTTATGATTCTTAAACACCGCCAACCTTGCGGGAGATACGATTCGATGTATGTCATAAATTACTTTCCCGCACTCATCGATCATATAATTCATATCGGCGTCATAATGTAGCTCCGTAATATCAAACGCGCCATAACCCCTACTTGTTTTTACAGCAGCCATAGTTATACCACACCTACCCATATCAATGTGTCAGAAGATATCTTATCATAACATAAATAAGCCAACGCCCACCAATACAGTCGGCTAATGCGTCTAATCCAGTATGTGGTTTTGCTACTTTAACCTTCCACATTACGAAGCACCTCCCACTTTAACACCGCACATAGGACAATAATTAATTAAACATGACACGCCATTACTACTAGTTCCGTTCGGATCATACCCAAAAGCTACGAGTCTATTTGGATGTTGAATAGCTATGCCACGATCGTTGTCGTCAATAATGATTAAAGCGTGTCCACCGTTACAGTGGATGCACGGTTCGGAGGCATGTAATATAGGTCTAACTTCGGAATCCCAAAGTTTACGCAACTCTTCTACGGACTCCGCCGATAATGTTTCTTTTTCTAAATGTTTAAGATCAAATGGACCAACACCGTCTATATCCGGATACCTTGTTTTCGCCGGGCGATACAGATGACAATTATATCGTACTTCTTCGTACGAAGCCGGTTTGAACTGACAACGAGTAACCGCACACGTCTTGCAACTAGATAGTTCAGTTATTCGATCTGTAAATATCAACAACTCATCAATTGCATTAGCTGCAGAGTCCGCCATGTCGGATATACGAATAGCACCAAAATCGGTGGGTAGCCCTTTGTGTTTTTTAGATATCAACCTCAATTCTTTGGATACGTCAATTGGTGACATTGACATTTTAAAATCCCCTTTCAAGACGCCCACAGGGCGGATTCCGGCTTTTGCCATGATGTTTATTACCATCATTAGATATCATTTGATTTGAATCCATTATTATCCATTCCCATAATGATTGGAACTTGAACTCCATCTATAAGGAATATAATACTGTTACACCCATTGATTGATGTAAATGTATTTACTGCCTCGTAGATATACACCATAGCTTGCGTTGATCCACCTTTATACGCATCTATAAAATCATGCGATAGGTCGAGATAACCTACTCCACCTTCCTTAATTGAAAAATCCAAAACGCTAACACCTTTAGGCTCATCGGCAAGCATATCCCAAATAGCTTGCGGTGTAGTTTCTTTAATTGTTATAGATTTACCGATTAAATAACCTTGCTCATCGGCGTGATATATTGTTAAGTTAGTCATTATATCAGGATTAACCGCGATTGGTGTAGGTATTACAATTTCTGGTTTAATTACCGGATCAACACTTACTGGTTGTTGTACTACTTTTTCATCAACACTTACCGGCTCAATTTCTGTTATTGGCGTTTCTTTAATAACTGACGCAATAGGACTAGTAGGGATGTTTGATTTAGCGCAACCTATATTTGATAGCGCGATTAACATTATGGTGATTACTAATAACTTCTTCATAGTATTCCTTTCAATATATGGTTATCGTCGTTCAAAATTGTTTTGATTTGAGTACGCACAACCGGTTGCCGCATGTTGGACACATGTCGGATTCCTCAGTAAACATATTTTATCACAGCGTACACATTCGCAACGGTTTGGGCAATCGGGATTCATTAGTATGTCAGTCATTGCCCCGGTCGGTTTGCACTCCTCCGTCTACCGAGCAAACCTAAAAAGTCAGGATATAACAGATGTCCAATAGCGCCTATTACTAAGTCCTCAGACTCGCGCTTGGTTATTCGTCGCTTAGGAGCCTTAGGTGGGAGTTTCCCCGCCTTTGCTAATTTGGCTGTAGGGTTATGCTTGTGTTGACCCATATTAATTGGCGCTGGTAATTGAGTTGGATTTAGGATTAGACCTCTCGTTTAGCAAGTAGTTGGCCATGTCACTTTTGGAATCCGACTTAACTTCCCGCTTAGGCGTTATCGAAAACCACCGTACAGTCCGCAGTGGGATATGGCGATTCTGACCAGTAACCAATACCATCCAAAGCAGATCATTACCGGCTCTAACTTCGGAGGCTTCAAACTCCTCCAAATATCCATCAGACCAACGTACTGACACATCTTTAATTTCTTGTTTCATTTTAAATCCTCCTTCTTCTGACTATATTCATAGGCTCCAGTTGCAAAATTTCTTGAGTATTGAATTGGCTCGGATAAGTTAAACCCGGCATGTATGAGCAAGGACTCAACCCACTTTTGATCATTCCGAACAATATCAATTAATGGGACGTCGAGTTGTATAAGGTTATCCTCAACTTCACATCGTTTACCTCTAAGAAAATTAGGTATCTGGATATCTAATCCTACTTTTAACCCATCGATTATTGATTCCCCGGCATCTTGGGAATTATCAGGCTCACCAATATACTTTTTACATACAACTTCATGGTTGCAACCTATAATAACAATGGCTTCGGTAATTTGACCATCACAATTATATAAAGCCTCATCATTTAGATAGGTCTTTACTTGACTACACTTATGGCAGCAACCTTTAAAGTTTATATTAATCATCTCGAACCACCCTTCAAGATTTTAATAGTTTAGTAATATTAACGTCTAAAGCGTTAGCCACCTTAACTAACGACGAGATACTAGGTACAAAATCGTAATTCCCACTTTCCCATCGTCTAATCATTTTTTCACCAACGCCAACTAACTTAGCTAAACTTCTCATTGATAAGTCTCGCTTTTGTCTATAATAACTTATCTTGGAGGCAATTGTTGACTTTACCAACTCGATATCATTCTTTTCAGACATACGATTTCAGCCCCTCCCCCTTCTAAAGACTAATAACATTTATATCCAAATACCAATCACTAAAGATACCACATGCTCTCTAGACTTAACCATCGCCATTCAAATCCTTTATAAATACAGTGTTACCGATATCGTCCATCGTAAAATCCATATACCTACAGAACATATATTTCACCCTAAACATTTGACCCGACACAGCAATCACTTCGCCGTGAATGGTTGCTTCATGGCCATTATAAGGTCGGAATACCTTAGCCATAACAAGATCGCCGACTTTACACGGTATCATTATCAATCACTCCTCCGTCAAATGAGATTGTAGATAGTCTTGGCTACATGTTCTGGAATCACAATACCATAATCCATATCGAGGATATACAGTACGTCAATTTCCTTACCATTAATATTAGCTTTAACTATAGCCATTACGTTTGCATGATCTGAACTACGCTCTTCAATCTCTAATTCGCCAACACATTTACCGGCATCAAACACTAAAATAGTTTTCTTCATTTCAAAGCTCCTTTTCTAAAAGAAGACAGGCCAAAATAAACATGCAGCCTATCATAATGCCTATACTCATTTCGAAGCCTCCTCAAGATACTAATCTACCCCAACCTATAAACATAAATCGGGGTAGTCCATAATATCCTTTCAAAATAAGATTTCCGCTATTGCCTGTGCAGATGTTTTAAACTACGACCACACATAGGACAATAATCAATTTTAACCTCAATACCATTGTTTCCGAACCCATGAACATCATATCCATATGCATTAAGAATGCCAGGATATCTAATACCAATTCCAGAATCATTAGTTTTACCAGTCGTTAAAGCTACTCCGCCATCACAATATATACATTCTAATTTATCAATCACCTCGTTTGATTCTAATTTAATTTTTCTAACACCACTTCCTCCTACAAGATAAATACGATTAAATTTATCTTGTACCGCAATACAATACTCGTTTTTATCATATATCTCATCCAGAACATGGTTGTGCACCCCGATGATAGTTAACGGAAATCCCGTTGGTTCAACAAAACGTTTATACTGCCAATATGGAGCATACTTAGGATGTTTCTTAATAAATTGACTATACGAATAATATATCAGATCCTGATTTATTATCACTTCGTCGCCGATATTAAACCCAAGATTTAATTTTTTCACTTCACGTTTGGTCATCTTAATTTCCCTTCCTAGGACAACAGTCCACCCCAACCTATAAACACAAATACAGGTTAGGGTAGTCCATAATATCCCTCTCAAAATAACCGGACCCGACGGCATTCCAGCCGTCCCGGAGTCAAATCTTGTCGTACATCGTCCCGTCCACATTAAAGTCGAGGAGAATACTACGTTCGTAGCCATTCACGAAGTCTCGAGCCTTACCGCTTTCAGCATCAAATATACCAAAGTCAATATAATCATCACCTTGACCCTTGACCCAACCAACAACAGCTCCGGCAGTCGTGTGAGGCACACCAATTAGATCATAGACTTCGTTAAGGAATACGTGTCCACGGGAACGTAACATATCGTTGGCAAAGTTTTGTTGTCCTTTTAAATATGCCATGTTATACCCAGGATCTTTACTCCACTGAGTAGAATACTCATCGAAGAACTTAGCGTATTCGCTGTGACCATTAGGGTCTATGACTTCGACAGTTGTTGTTTTGGCCTCATGTTCTACGCCATTTTCATCTGTATAAGCCATATCTGTTACGTCCATTGTGGTAATACCATATTTAAGACGACGATCCTCTTCGACACCATACTTGGCAACAACCCTCTTGCGATAGTCGGAATAACTTTCTTCAACGGCTTTATAAGCAGCCATGAGAGCTACATTGCGTTGCTTAAGAATATTATGACCGGCAAGAATACAACCGACAGATAATACGCCAAGTGTAATAGGCTTCCAGTAAACTATAACGAAGTCGACAGCTGTCTGAGCATAGACCACAGCAATATCCCTTTTATAATCGGTACCACTATAATCCTCAACTGGCAGTGTGTCATGGGCAATATGGATCTTATCCAGTTTACCTTTGGCATTTTCGAGTGCGTCTTCGGCCTTGATCGTAGCCTTACAAGCCATCACAGTACTCGTTATGACACCAGCGATACCCACAACTACTAATATCTCAGGACTAAACTTCTTGAGAAGCAGAAGACTTCTAGCGCCTTTACTTGTTACTGCTGCTTTAATTAATGCTAATTTACTCATTTGTTTTACCACCTTCGTTTTTAGTTCCGCTGTCCGTCAACATAAACCATGTTTTAAACGCGTTTAATCAATGTAATGAATGGAGCATTAACTTTACCGTACAATCCTTGGCAATCATACACCAACCACAAATAGATCCATGGGTAGTAGCAAAGCATCGATTAAATAACAATCTATTCATACCTTCGAGTTCATCCACCCTTTTCGTCAAGATAGAGATCTGCTGACGTTGCTCTTCAAGAGTATCCATTTTAGGTCTCCTTTATGAGTTGTTCGCAGTCTAAAGCTTGCCCACAATTCGGACAATGATTAACCTTACGATGTTTAATCTGCCCAATTCCACATATATATGCGTCGCAAATTGGACAACGGACTTTACCGTAATCTTTTATGACAACGGATTTTTTGTCAGATACGGGCTCAGAAGATTCATTTGGTGATTGATCTACGATATTTCCACAGGTCTCAGACTCACCATCACATTTACCGACACAGGCGTCCTTTTTAGGACATTCCTCGCAACAGATATATTTATGCTCGCGACAATTGTACTTACAAGCGAAGGTGTATTCGCCTTTAGGTTTTCTTTCGCCTTCGTAATTATATGTAAGGTTTGGATTTACAAGGCAGACACGGCATACATCACTAATACCCATAAGATTTAGCCCAACATGTCCCTGATTACTATTAACGCAAGCAAAACAATCCTGATCAGATTTCACCAACCATAATAATCGAGCGTGAACATTATTTATAAATGCGTCAAGATCAATAAAATCGTTCTTCCAACTCTCACCAGTCTCTACATCATACCTACTGGTGAAGCCATATTTCGGGCGGCTTTCGTCATCAACCAAAATACCCTTTTCGAATTCCGTTTGGGATAAATTGAGCTCGGTAAATTCGGGGATACCCATAAGTAAATCCTCTATGAATTTATAACTAGTGAATGTTCCATCCGCTTCCGGTACCTCTGCAGCATACCATTCATTATCATTATAACAAAGAGCCCTAAATGCGTCTCTAACTTTTTGCATAATGATTTCTGGTTTCCTTGGCTGTCTATTGGGCGCTTGGTCGAATAGTTGACCGGCAATAACGAACATTAGGTGTCCCTCACTAATCAATATACTTTTGTTTCTCATTAATTATTTCCGCCTTTCAAGATATTTTTTAACATGGTGCCCCTTATTCTATTTCCACGATAACTTCGTCATCCGTAAAAGTCACAGATATAATTTTTCGTTTCACTCGATCTGCCCCAGGCCTATCAGTCCAATCAATATACGTACCGACTTTAGACAACCAGGCTTCTTGCATAATTTCTTTCGGACAAACCATATATGCGCCCATCATAGTATCAGCATTAGGCATTTTAATTATGAACATTATCTAAATCCTCCGAGTTCGTTAGTGTATTAATTTTACCGTTTCCACATATACAAATAAAACCTTTCATCATAGCGTCGACTGCGTCTTTTAAGGTAAATGCCTTAATAGGTTTGAAGTGCCAATCTTCATATTTAACTTCCATTTGGGTTCTCCTTACTTAAATTTCCTCTCAGCTAAGAACTTATAGTACATGGCAATAACCTGACCATCAGCCATAGTAGAGACCTTACGTTTCCACCTCTCACCAGGATATACAGTCAATAGAGTATTCCTCATTTGATCGAGGGACATTACCGTTACCTCCTTGAATAAGTTTCCACCAAGTGCATTTAGAATAATATATTTCTTCACGACTCGTTGGGTCCGTCCTTTCACTGCATCACAAGTATACAGACGTGACCCTGCCTCGAGTATTCTATGTGCACATCCTTGATATTACTCTCCCATATAGTTCAAGACCATCATATGCGTTCGTCGCCTACTTAATTCTTACTACCACACAAAACAGATTTGAGGGCCATACATCTCATATACAATTATGCTCCTTACAGTTCATTCACTAGTTTAGCCAGGAAATCTCCGTGACATCTCTTTGGCTTACAGAAGCATCCGAGACTCTTGCCTTTCAGCTTATACAACTCAGATACCAAGTTAGTTGTCCAAAAATACTCTTCGTAGAGGTCACAAACACGATTGCGTTCTTCATCAGAGGAATCTTTCATTAATACAAAAGGATTACCCCACTTACTTCCACGCCCAATGTAAATATGGAATGGGTCCTTGTATTTATTGACGACGGTGCAGATAGGCATTTCGTCACCTCCCAGTTGCACTAAAAACATTTAATCTCGCTTTAACCATTGGATGTTCGCATGCTTCGGATATGGTAATCCCGTGGTTTCTAGAGAATGCAAGTAAATATTTACCATAAGGAGTAAGCGCGTTTGCGGATTGATCCGGCGAAGAAGCTAAGTCTATTCCAGTAATAACATTACCGACTATTCCATTTTCATAACATATAACTTTATCGCCAATCTTAAAAGATTTCATAACTAATCCATCTCCTCTATCGCAAGAATACATTGCTCGACGTAATATAACAAAACATTACGATTTGCGCTGATCATTTCTAATTCGGAAAAGGATATTTGGGAATGATGATCCTTACTATCACTAACTCTAACTGTATACTCCATCTGCTCTGTGTCACGACGCACCATCATACTATACTCAGTTCCAAGCAACTTCAACATAGCATTGTTATCGTCGACCACGGCCTTCTCCCGTATATCGACCATAATCTTGGGCGCTGGAAGCACTATAGCTTCGGGTAAATGAAGTCGATAACGCTTCTGAATACCCGCCCTATAAGGTTCGCCACCAGTGACATGAATGCGAGCATTAGTGAGATCTACCCATCCATGCTCTTTATTCTCAGGATGATTAGTTCCTCCAATACAGCTATGCAGATCAAAAACGGTTACACTACCTCGTCGCTTGATGGTGTCATTAAGATGGTCTAGAACATACTCGGCATCACCACGATTATCGAACAGAATCTCTTCTACTTTCTTAAGCATTTGTCGATACCTCCACATCTAAGATCACCGTCTCAGGCAATCTAAGCATATAACCACCATACGTACCAGCCACATGAGCATAACTAAGATCCTTCCAACCAAACTTATATTCCACACTAGAAGTAGTAATACCAAGTAGTTCTTTTAAATCAGTTATGCTAGTCTGACCATACGTATTAATTATATCGTTAAGCTCGCTTAAAATGTGCTCGGCTTCTTTTCGGGTTTTTAATACTGGAAATTTCTTACCTTTATAATAAGCAATAGACTTACAGTATCTACCAGATCGTGAGAACTGTTTACAATCAGCCGTCTCTTTTTTTAGTGTAGCGAGTAAAAGATACTTTAACCCTAAAACCCCCACTACAATCCCTAAAATAAACGCAAGAAGTACTGCGATTATGGTGATAATCATTTTACCATTCCGCCTTTCAAGATTCGTTAAGGTGTCTTTTAATTAACTTTTACTTTACGTCCACAACCAGGGCAATATTTACTTAAGTTTTCTAATGAGTCATATACCGTAGGATGTATGTAACCGCATTTAAGACATTTAGCATTTTCGATAGGTTTATCGTGATTACCACTCCATCCAGACCTATATAACCAAGACGTAGTATCTGAGTCATGTTCTTCTTTTAACGAGAGAATACACTGTTCGATGTTACATAACAAAACATTATGATTAGCGGTTTCGACTTCTAATTCGGAAAATGTTTTGATCATCATACGATCTTGACTATCACAAATTGCGACAATAAACTTTCCTGTACTCATGTCACGTCGCAATTCCATGGTATACTCAGTGCCAAGCATTTTCAATATAGCATTGTTATCATCTCTTCTGATAATACTAGGTGCCTCTGGTTTAGTGATAACCGCAACCCCTTCAGACAGGGCTTTCATAAATTTATCATTCATGTTGACATCCCTCCCAAGATTATTTAAGGCAATTTAATCTATATACACTCGTCCGTCATAGACTACCCATTTTCTTAATCGGCATCTACTACGTTTATAATACTTTCCAAAAACATGTCCGGTAGGACCATCAGTATATTCACCTACATATATCCAATCGCATGGTCTAACCGAACATGGTAGTTTATCAATAAGTCTTCGAATAATTCCAATAGGTCATGCCCCCCCCCTAATCCAAGAATATAGGTTTAGGTAGATTTAGAACATAACCCCCACCGCGTAGTGGACTAGCACTGGCACTACTAAGATCTGTCCATCCCCATCGGGTATCGGTAGATGTATGTGGGGTTCCGACCAAGGCATACAGATCAGATACAGTCGCCTGATCATAATCCAGGGTTAGATCCACAAGAGTACTTATAACCTCGTCAGCCTCAGCCCGCGAATCAAGGATTATCTCATCGAAGTTGTGTCGGGCTCTATTTTTAGGTGATACATCCCTGCTACGATCATCTCTTTGGTTTCGTTGATTGGTATTTCGGTGTCTGTCGTAGCTTACATACGAACGACCTTGTTCCCGTCTACCTCTCGACCCAGAGTTTCCTCGTCCAGGGAATAATATCATATCGATGCCGCCTTGAACCGTATCGGCGACTGCGCTCTTTGCAGCAGGTACAAGCACATCATGGACTATATAGTGGATTACATTACTAATATCATCCACCACAAATGTATCCATAAAGCGTTTATACAGCGACTTCTTTCTTGTGGCAACCTTACCTGTTGTGATCTTAGTCAATTGCTTGGGTTCTTTTTTTTCCTGACGGGCCTTATGTGAATTTCCCGGGTAACTTCCTAGCGGATCTCTTTCCATGGCTTAAGCGCCTCTCTTTCTACAAATATGTTCGATTATCTGATAAGATTTTCCAGAAATCGTTTTGCTGCGTCGTTCGCCAAGTCGTGAATATTTTCCATATTTGACATTTGGTCCTTAAATCCGCAGTATTTTAAGTTCAGCATGGTATCCATTATTGCACACGCAATGTTTGATTGCCACGAGTAGTAATAACTACCTGGTTCTTTATCTTCTTTAAGTGCGTCAATCAATAGTGATATTGCTATGGAGACTGGATTTTTAAGGTCCTCGGTTTTGAATTGGACGCTTGTGTATTCCGGTTCCTTAGGTGTACAGTTTTTCCCGTGACGATTTATTTCAAAGTGCTGTGGGCTATGACATTCACATTTAATAGGATAGTAAAAAACAGTTCTCTCTAAAGTCTCATCTTTGCCACAAACATCACATCTTCCGTGCTCCATTTCTCCACACATACGGATTAACACCTCTTTCTACAAATATGGTTTACCTAAGGTTATTTATTGCGTGTAGTCTCGCGACATGATATCCGTCACTTGAGTCATAACCCCATCCAAAATATCGTTTACGAACCCTAGCAACTGCCCAATCGTCTGGCGAGTGTTTCCTACCCAGCATAAAGACCGCAGCCCATGGTGTTGCGTTTCTACTAATATAGAAGTACATCGGTCTCCAGTGTAACTTATCACCGTACTTAATCTTACCAGACAGTCCGCATACAATAGGTAACCGCCAACAAAGGTAACCGTACTTCTCCGTCCAGAAAGTACAACCAAAGTGCATAGCGTTGTCTCCAAACACGGTAAGTCTACCGATCGTGAAGTGGCCATCAAAACGCATAAAGTATACGGTTGCTATTAATACGCAAACTAAAAATACTATCATGTCAACGCTCCCTTTTAGAATAGTATTCGGGTTTAAATGATGATGGCGGCCATATATCTCGTTCTTGGTTATGTTTTGATTCGTCTCGAGTGAATATTTGCCGTGGCGAAAGTTCGGCCATAATGAGCACGTAATAAATACGGATGACTTCTTCTCTAAAGAATCTTGCATAGTGTGACACCTGACCCGCAGATTTATATCGGTCATTAATAGTCCAATCGTCCGCATACCTGATGATATCATCGTTTCCAAGGGGTTCATCATCAGCAAATAACATCTTAATGATATACACCAAGGTCTTACCAGTTCGCCGACCAGTGATCCGCATATCCAAAACCATAGGTATGTCTAACATGTAGTTTTTCTGCCATTCTTCAAACTTAAAACCCAATATGCCCTCAATAGTTTTAATGAGATCCATATCTAACTTATCCATAAATCACCTCAAAACAGTTACTTTCAAACCACTCATCGCATCCTAAAATCTTATACCTCTTTCCGAAGATAGGGTGGTCTTCGACTTCTGTAATTTCAACCAGTCGTCCGCCTATTATACGAAACAGTTTATTATGGCCTTTTTTAATAAGCCTTCCATAATATCTCCTTTCAAATACAAAAGATAAATACCACGTTAATGGTACTATCCTTCGATTTAGTCTATTTCCCTTTTGGTTCAATATCAATTTTAATTCGGTCATCCCAAGCCTCAACAATTTGTTCTTCAATGAAGTTAACGGTTTTCTCACCTACCATGAATGCTACCGCCGACCCCGCCACAGCAACGCACGCTCTACTAAAAGTGCTCATTACTGCAGGGGTGGTGGCTTTCACTACATTTGTGATGATTGTTCCTACTCCCAATGAAATAACAACTTGTCCAAGACCTTTAACAAGTCCAAACATACTAATAACCCCTTTCAAGAGTTCAATATCTATTTCATTATATAGCACGTAATCTACGCGACGTTCAGACAATTACGTTTTCCTTCGCTAGGAATAAGGGGACACCCATGAGTATTCCAAAGATGAGACCTGTACCATTCCCATCTATGGATACTGATAGCACCCCTGCGCAGACAATAAGTACAGCATACAGCTTGTTAGTAGCCGTCTTAATTGTTAATTTTCGCATGTTTCGGTCCCCTAACATAGTAATTGTTAATTACCATAAATATAGGGTTTTTGATAACCGGTTTGCTTGGGGTGACGGCTTTGATTATGCTGATGCCCGAGAATATGGCTACACCTACATGAACGGTTTTAACAATAACCTCGCGATTGATGTTTTTGGTGGCGTTTAATGCCCGTTTAACAATAGTTTTCAACATAGTGATTAATCCCCTTTCAAAATATGGTTGGAAGTCATGAACTTTTATTCGTAGTTAGGACTATTGGGCAATGGACACCAATGTGTAACTTTTACTCCGAGCACTTCCTCGAAAGGAGTGATACAACAATCAGCATACCATTTGCCATTTCTAAGTTCTGCTACATGTGGGATACCATAATATCCCTCGGGGTCCATCCTACATAATACAAGCACCCAATCGTACGTAGGAGATTCTGGTAATCTTTCAGTTACTGGAATCCAGGTTCGGTAACTATTAATAGACAGCAATCTACCAACATCTTTATCGGTATGACCATCCCATGGTTTCCCAAATCCAAGTTCCCGAACATTAAATATGTCCCAATCCTTATCTTTATAGTGATAAGTATATGATCCGTCTGGAGTATCAATCCCAACAATAAACCATCCACCACCGAAGCATTCTCGACCATCGGCATGCCTACGAGACTTCCAAGACAGTTCTTCAAAAGCATTAAACAATGCGGCAGATAGAGCAAGTCTTTGGTCATATAGATCATTAAAAGAGTGATAACCGTCGCTTACTTCCCCGATGGAAATACCATTTTTTTCACATAGGTCTTTTAAAGTTTGTAACATGGCGATTAACCCCTTTCAAGGCGCCCTGTGGGCGAATTTCGGTTTTACCGTAAATGATGATTAATTACCGATCTTAAATGTCATTTCTGAGTCTTTCTTCTTAGTCATACTGTCGGCTATCGAGCTATAGATCTTGGACACATTCGACAGGCTACCATTGAATTCCTCTAATAATCCATTAAGATTAGCATCAAACTTCTCGACAACAAGCTCTTTGGCTCTATTTTTGACCTCTTCCCTAAGTTTGTTCATGTCCATGTTGGCCACTTGCCTAGCTACCTCGTCGGTAACTGAAGATCTAACATGCGAATATGCTGCATCCACGCTAGTTTTAACTTCCTTATGAATATCATTACGGACTGTGGACGTCACGTCATAGGAAATTGATTTGATAGCTTTACCCACTTCACGATCCACGGCTCTACTAACTGCCTTCTCAATTATAGCATCGGAAACATTAACGGAAATATCCTTGGATAGTCCATCAGCAGACGATTCAATAACAGCTAACAATTCATTAACCTTAATGTGTAAATACCTTGTATATGCTGATGCGACTACCCCTACAATACCTACGCCTATGATTCCTACTTTGATTACGTTACTCATGGTGATTAATCCCCTTTTCAAGGCGCCCGGTGGGCGAATTTCGGTTTACCGGTAATGATGACTACTTATTCAAAGATTCCATTTTACGACGGTATAACATCTCAAGATCATTACTACTTTGATTGGCTATGAAATTCCGGTTCTTCAATTTCTCAATACGCCATTCCACATATTTAATTCCGACGGCTCCAACTCCGACACATACAACGGCACCAATGGCTACGGTTCTAAAATTAAATGCCAACATAATCATAGTTTCACCTCACTGAAAAATAGGATGCTATGTATTTTACTACATGCATCCCGTTCAAGATCTACTCTTCTGAGTCGGTTTCAATATCCACGATTTCATTTAAATCTACTTCCACATCCTCAACAACCACTTCATCAGTACCTAGTTTACCGGCCACTACAACCACTAACGCTATTGCGCCAGTTACTGCTAATGCTCCGTAAACTAATCCTTTTAAAACTCTCGTTTTGTTTGCTTTAATAATATTCATAAACATGATATATTCCCACTTTCAAATTTTATTCTTTCATTATAGGGCATGTAATTTTCGCGAGGCTAGGTTACTTTGCTTTTCGAGTTTAACAATCGTAGTAGTTCCAAAGGCTGATGCCTCATAACTTAATACATTCTTTTCATAGTGATTAATCCCTTAATAACTACGCTCTTGATATCTTGGGGTAACGGTAAAGTCCAACACGATACATGGCTCGTCATTCTCAGCAAATGCAGTTCCAAATTTAGCTTCGATTAACCCCTTATCATCGGAGTACCAACCCAGCAAATCGCCCATTTTAATCCCCTTCATGCCAAGACCAATATATACATCGTTTACAGGCATGAATCCTTGCATATCGTTCAATAACTCTCGACTTAGATCGTTAAGCACTCGTTCAATTTGTGCCCTGTCACTTCTAAAATATCTTCCTGACAATTCATCATAACAAAGAGTCTCGCCTCTACCTGTGAATACAACTTCACGTTCGCTAACCGGATTGACTATAAGTTTATCCTTGTATATTTCTTCTACAACCTCACGCTCCTTACCCTTACCAATGGTTTCAATCACCTTACTCTTATACTGTCTAAAAGCTGCGTCAGATAATGAATATAACCCCGCCAATGCAGCGTTCCTACGCAGATGGATAGTGTTAGCTCCCACAATACCCCCGATTGTAACCACACCCATTATTACGGTTGGAATATAACACTTCCATGTGAGTTTGACAATTTCCAGTTTGGTAATAGGGATTATGGAATAGTGGCCGCTACTCTCTTCACCTTTCTCAATACCCTCATCTTCACGACGATATCGTTCCTCGTCAAGAATACGAATAGCCTTAGGTGTTGCCCTTACGGCCATTACTGCAGTACTAAGTAGCCCTGCTACACCGAGTATTGTAAGTAAGGTTGGTGAGTTTTTACCAGCTAATGCACCTATGGATCTTGTTGCTTTTTGTATGTTTGCTACGTTCATTGATATTATTCCCCCTTCAAAAGTTCAATTTTGCTTAGATGATTATTAATTCGTTCCTGCAATAAAACTATTGCCGATTCCGCATAGGCTATTAAAATTTCCTTTGCTCGAGCATCATCCCTTTCTTTAAGCCATACCATTGAATTGTATACTATACCTTCTTCGGCAGCACAACCAAGACTTTTAGTTTTGGATTTAAAGGACCCGCGTTTGTGATATTCATAAACCCGTCCTTCATGAACAGTGAATCTGCCGTTCAATAAAGAATACAAATAGACGTGTTCTTGAAGTAATGGATATGGTCTGGTCATTAGTATTATCTCCTTTCAAAAAATATAATGAAAGAATATGTAGGATTCGAACCTACGACACTTAGCTTACACTAATCGCTCTAGCCACTGAGCTAATATTCTTTCATTATATAGTATGTAATTTTCGCGAGCATTCATCGATACCCATTTTTTTCGTTACGTAATTCCAGTACAACTACAGATCGACATTGGCTTATACTCAAACCAAACTTCATACCAATATCTTTGTAGGTGTATCCCGAGTCCCGCATTTGTTTAATGGCGATGTTTCGAGTTTTACATTTAGTTGATCCTCGCTCCTTTGCGTAGTTATGGGCACTCAATGGTTGGGTTATCTTTTCGATTTTTTTGGTGTCACCATTGGCATACATAATTACTCCAAACTTTTTTTCATAATTAGATCTGATTTGTAATAGAGTCTTCACAACAGATATTAAATCGTCGTTGGAATCAATCTCCGTTGGGAGTTCCTGTTTTTTTCGATCCAGATAACGCTTCTTCATCTCTAAAACAATAGTCTCCTTCCCAACAGCCCATTAGGGCTTCGACGCACTTACTACAGTCTTTAGGTAATATACCTTTAGTTGGTGATACTTGGCACTTTATGAGTTTAGACTTTTTTTTCATTAGTATCCTCCTTAAAATATGAGCAAAAAAGAAATGGCTAGGACTTACTCCTAGGTAGACTATTCAAACAGTCCACTTCTTTCATTATATAGTGCGTAATTCACGCGAGCAAAAAAGAAGTCCAAGCGAGAATTAACTCATTAGGTACTCTTGGATGTCCGTATGTCTAGCATATAGAACTCTTCTTTTCATTATATAGTGTGTAATTTTCGCGAGAAAAATAATGGTTATTCAATATACCCGACTTGCGCCGATGGGAATCAAACCCACTAACATTATCTTTCATTATACAGCATGTAATTTCGCGAGCAAAAAGAAATGCTAAGTTTCCTTAACAACTTCTCTTTATAAGTTAATCTTTATCCATACTTAGTTTCACATGTTCCGCCTTGAATCGTATCTTAATCATAGTTTCTTGGGTCTCTCCATTGTCGCTTGTTGTTGTGCTTGGAATATCAAATTCCATTTCACAGTTACGTGCTTCGTATAAGACACCTTTTTTTATAATTGCTGATATAATTACATCGGTGATTTTCATATGCTTTTCCGCCTTTCAAATATAACTTCTATTATAGCGCATGTATCCTACGCGAGCAAAAAGAATAGAAGCTTAATAAGCTTCTATTCTCCCTTTAATTCCAACAAAGCTTAATACTTTTAAATCATATTCTAATTTCTTAATAACCGACTTCTTACTGACGAATGTAATTTCAACTGTTCCATCAATCATGAGACATATGTCGATCGTTGTTCCCGATTTCTTATATGTTTCAATGAGTTTTGTAACTTTCGAACTATCCCCGTTCAATACTCTTGTGATTACTTTAAATTCCTTAGTAAACATGCTATATTCCTCCTAAATTTTATTTCTTTCACTATATAGCATGTTACGTACGCGAGTCTATCGATTAGAATACGGACATCCACCAATGCCTGGATTGTCATCACACACGGGAACGTCATACTTGGCAAATAACTTTCGTACACTACAATTACTCGGTAAATCGGAACAATTATTGCAAGCTACCATAGCTTTTTCACATAGATCTAATAAATCTGAAGTCTGGATTGGCGTGACGCTGTCAAGTTCTAACATTTGCTTATACTCACGTATTGCGTCGTTGCGGTACTTCAAAACAACATCCATTTTCTTAGACTGACTCATTAAATTATCGGATTCGAGATCATCCAACTGTTCACACTTTATACATAGTGCTCTGAATATAAACGATTTAGCCATTCGAAGGGCTTTGACAGAATCTTTATTGCCTATGTTCTTAGCCCATTCATCAGCCGTACCAGTTGCATAATCTATGAACGCCGATAAGGTTAAGACCTGGTTCTTCTCTAGTCGATTGAAATATGTTTTCATCGTACGCCTCCTCCTACTCTATACACGGTATAGTAACGGTCCAATGTGAAGCCACGGGTACATAGTATATAATACCACCTCCACGCGAGCAAAAGAGAAAAGGATCAGCCCTCAAGGAGCTTTTCCAATTCATCTACTTGTTCCGTAAATCGCTTTTTAAATTCTTCAAATGTCAGCGAACAGGCTTCCGATTCGATAAAGGTTCTCAATTTTATAAGTACCTCATCTATTTCTTCAACCGTAATCTTTTTCATAATAAAACCTCCTTCAATTTACTTTCATTATACGGTATGTACCTAACGCGAGCAGAAAGAGAGAGACTAAGTCTCTCATCAGTTTCCTAATAAAGTCTCTAACTCTCTCATAGCTCTTTCAAATCTTCTTGTGGCTTCCCCTCCTGTATATGTATCCGCGTCAGTACCAATGCGTTCGTGCCAGGTTATTGCTTCGGACGATACCATATAAATGTCATTTACAATGTCATTTTCATAATTTTCGTCTATCATCTTTAACCGATACTTCATATTGATCTTCGTAACTTCTATCATATCCATAATAAAGGCCTCCTCAAATTTATTTTCATTATGGAGTATGTAACTAACGCGAGTAATATGTCTACTTAATTTGCCAAAACACTATATCTCTTTTTTTTGTACCCACTTGCATTGGATATTTTGTGATTTCCAGCAATTTGTCAAATAAATCGTAATTATATAGAGTTAACAAATCTCGTCTAATACATAATTTATTTATGCCATATCGCTTATTAAACACGTTCCAAAGATGAATGCCTTCCGACAAATTCCCAGAACATGATAACAATGACACGGGATGTCTATACATATGCCTCAACGGTATTTTTAAATCCGAAGCTTCAAATATAAAGTCTCCATTCTTTTTAATTTTAGCAACCATGTTATACTTTTGAAACTTATCGTATTGAATAGCGTTACTTATAATAAGTTTATATTGTTTACCCTGTGCCTCATCCCAGATCAAATCTAAATATTCATTATCTTGCTCTTTTGCCTTGTCAAATACATAAAAAGGCAGGTCTTCGGATATGTATTTATGATCTGTTCTTATGGTGCACAATCCAAACTTATCTATCAGATCCACGTACTCATCATATGTTTCGGGTATGTAAAATTGATGAATATTCAAATTTAATTCCATAATGCGATTAAGACTTTGAATTTTATCGAACATGTTATACCCCCCATATATCCATTGTGAGAAAAAGAAAACCTAAGCTTTCTCTGGTATAAGAGTTAAATGTTTATTGGACTTAAAGTTTATTTTGAATTCTTTAATTCCGTTTTGATGAGCAATATTGGTTACTAAATCCATAAGATAGTCTAATGATATAGTAACTCCTTCTCTACTCTCTAATTCAGCAACTAGTTCTTCGGTTGATATTTTTGATAAATCCATAATTACTCAACTCCTTTCATTATATCGCATGTATCCATCGCGACCAAAAAGAAAGCCTAAACTTTCTCTCCTTTCTATAAAAGTGGTTTGTTTAGTATTGTTCTGATACTGGATTCGTTTATAAACATATTTTTGCTAATTTCGACATTAGACAGTCCTATACTCTTTAGTCTGGTTGCCTTGGCGTAAAGATCATTCATTAATTCCTCTTCGCCCTGACACGCTATACTTCTTAGTTTAGTTACTGTAATACCCATTCTTTTAGCAACGTCTGCTTCACTTACTTCCAATGTACGTTCAATCATATTAAACACACGCCTTTCACTTTCATTATAAAGCATGTTATGTACGCGAGGTCTACCGATAACAGCCTACTACGCAGAACCGGCAAAAAGAAAGCCTAAGCTTTCTCCGCTAGACCTATAATTCTACCTCATGGTAATTTCCGTTATCGAGATCACTCATTGTTGCGAGGAACGCTTCGGATACCGTAATATCACTATTAACCGGTAAATCTAACGTCCATCCAATACCTGAGCCTTGCTCGTTTCCTTGAAACCAATGAATAGAATAATCAGGTTCCTTTGCGGGAATCTCTACGACTTCTTCTTCTTTCTTAGTGTTTAGGCCAATTGTTATTAGAGCTAAAACCCCCATTCCAACGATAATCCCAGCTGCTATGACCTTTTCTTTGTGGTTGTTCCACAAGACCTTAGCCTGTTCTTTCACTGATAATTTGTTTTTAATCATAATACAAATACCTCACTTTCATTATGACGTATGTAACAGTCGCGATCCTATCGATCCTCCGTTCGCATGATTAATGTGAATATAGCGGTGGCTCTAGCCTTAAGTTCCTCATTCGTAAGGTCTGATAGTAATTCGATACATAAACGATCATGTTCGGCATATAGCTCGGCATAGGTCATGGTATAAGAATCTTTCGTCATCACACGTCCTCCACCAACACTAATGTTTTTCTGTTAACGGCATAAGACATATACTTTAAAACACGTTGTTTCTTCCGCTGTATTAAATTATCATTATCAAGAATAGGAATAAGACATTCTTCTTTAAGCATTTCAAATACCCCAAGAAGATCTCCAAACTCAATAGCGATTTTTTCAGCAGTATTAATATCACTCTTCCATTTATCATCAAGGCCAAATCGTAAAGCTTTTGCGGCTTCTTTTTGAATTTCTGAACATTCTTCAATTAAACAGGTTAATAAATGTTCGGTTTTATTCATAATATCCTCCTTATTAATTTTTAGACTTAGACATTAACCTAAAGTACTATTCGTTAACCCCATATACAAATATCCAATTCTCTGCACGAGTCTCATAATATACACGATCGTCCACACGTACGTCAAAGTACTTAATTCCGTTTTTTTCATAGACGGCCACTACAATTCCACTAAACTCGTTGTTGATATTTTTTACCTCATCTTGATAGCCTGGTAATGTTACACTCATAGTTATACTCCTCCTAAATGCCTTTTATTTTGCATGCTATCATATCTGCCATGTGGGAATACAGAACATTCGGATAACGATCAATGGCTCTACCATAATATGCCCATTTATTGGTATCTTTTTCATAAGAACCCATATGCCATCTTATACACGCTACTTCTTCGTCCGTAAGATCCATATATTTTTGAAGGTATATAACCGACTTCTCCCCATGACCATCAATAAGGAGTTGATCATTGTACTTATATGGATGTTCCCCATCGGGCGTTTTGATATAGTTGTCAATTTTACATAGATCATGGAATAACCCAACGATCAACGGTGATTCTGGACGTTGCCATTTCAAGCCCATACCTATTGTTAGTTTCTGTAACGTGTCATAAACCTCGTAGCTGTGGTCAAATAACCCGCCCTCGTAACTTCCATGACGCTTCGTACTTGCTGGTGCGGTTAGGAATTCGGCTATTGGGAATTTACCATTCGTGAGAACTCCTAGTTTACCATAAGTTAAAGCTCTAAATTTGTCATATCTATCATCGAAATTCACAATTACACCTCCTTCCTTAGAATATGATTCCGGAATTCATGATCATCACTTATTTCACTAGCGCGTAATATTTGTAGCGTCATCCAAGTGGCGATATAACCCTTTTGGTTTAGATATTTCTTACCTTCGGTGACATCCATTTTCCACATAACGCCAACGACTTCTCTAGGGGCATTCGTTATTAAGACATTATGTGCATCATATATGAAGGCTCTACAACTATCTAAGTCTCCCTGCATTAATTACACCTCTTTCCTTAAAATATGGTTCCACAACACGCCTTTGATATAAACATTTTTAATACCAGCGTTGACAATCATTCGACGGCACATAAAGCAGGGTTCGTCCGTAACATAAATATCCGCACCATCAATCGATATACCATGTCTCGCGGCTTGAATGATTGCATTTGCTTCAGCGTGCACACTTTTGCATAATTCGTAACGTTCGCCGGGTTTAACCCTTAGTCGTTCACGCTCACACACCACACAGTGCGCTTCACCCATAGGGGTTCCATTATATCCACTACTTAATATTAGTCTATCTTTCACGATTATAGCACCCACGTTACGACGTAAACACGTTGATCTAGTCGCCACTGTCTTAGCAAGTAATGCAAAGTATTCACTCCATGATGGTCTAGTCAAGTTTACGCACCTTCTCACTAGTAATTGGATTTATCAGATATACGTCTCCCATATTTTCTCTTATCCATTGAATTTTATCATCCGATGGTATTGGTCCATATTTATCCTCGACGAGCTTAATAAGATTTATCAGATATACGTCTCCCATATTTTCTCTTATCCATTGAATTTTATCATCCGATGGTATTGGTCCATATTTATCCTCGATGAGCTTAATAAGATTTATAGACATCCCTCCATATTTACGATTTGTTTCAATTTCACCCAACATGCTTTTTAAATTAGAAACATGTTTGTCGACACCATCTAACATTTTTAATGTTTTCTGATTAGACTCTTCTCCATTAAGGTTTTCTTCTCTCATCAATATGTCATTATTTTTCTTAATGATCCCCTTTCTTAAATCAAAATTAAATAGAGATCGTTCGGGCTTAGATCTTGATGGAATATCCTGTAATTCAGGATGCTTTTCTTCTATCCACATAGCACCAATAATATTCCACGCAGCAGCAACAAGATGATCCTCGTCCGTCTGCCCATCAACACATTTTAATAGATGTCGAATTCCACTATCTATAAAACTACTAATCGGAAGACCTTTTTCCCAATTTCTCGGGGCATATTTTACTGCGCCAGCCTCATAATGCTTCGAAAGACGTAATAATGCACATGCTGGATATGATGAATATTTTGGAATATCTATTGATTTTTTTTCTTCCATATACATGGCATCTATTAAATCACATGCGGCCGCGCAAAGATGATCATGATTTGTTTCGCCATCTAGATAAAACATCAATCGGATCAACGAATCATCCAACATAGAGCAAAACGATACATTATCGTTAAGTCTTCTGGCATTAGCCCGATATTGAGATATTCTCAATAGAGCCGCCGCCGGTAATAGATCACATCGACCCTTACCTTCACTCATATCACGTACGGCACCACTTTCAAATTCTCGTCTATCGCCACTGTCTTTTAACATAGTATAAACATCTCTCTTTCTCAAACTACTTCACTGGAACGTAATCGTTGTAAGGTCATCCACGTAGCCACATAACCTTTTTGTGTTAGATTTTTCAAACCTTCGGTAACGTCTAAATGCCACATAACCGCAACAACTTCCCTAGGCGCATTGGTTATCAAGACGTTATGCTCGTCATATATGAATGCCTTACACTTATCTAAATCTTCTTGCATGGCAATATCTCCTTTCTTAAACTTAGAATATAAATTACTAATGTGGCATAGAACATAGCATCAGATACATTGTTCCCGTAAAACTGAAGTTAGTGTTGGTCGAATTTGTAACTTCTCTCCAAGTTCTCTTTTCGAAGAAATTCACATCTCACATTTTAGACCCTATCTTTTTATTAACGAGTTAACCCGATATAACAACGATCATAGCCGCTACGCCCATCAAAACACCTGTAAAATATACTGGTTCCTTCTTTCAAAATATGGCTTAGTGAGAAAAAAGAAATAGCTGTACGTAGGTCCGGTTTGACTCTTAATCTTCATCTCCTACTGTTATCGCCAGGGACTTAATGCCCTATACTCGCTTATTCTTTCATTATATAGTATGTAATTTTCGCGAGCAAAAAGAAAGAGTCTAAGCTCTCTCAGATTCAATTGCTTCTGTAACAACATTATCGCTCAGCGTAAGATAGACATAGTCCTTTGGATTAGGACCTTCTCTGAATATGGCGAACGTTTCATTGTTATCGGCATTTAAGTCTAAGAGTTCTTTAACTCTTTCTAAATTTATTTCATTATAGAATATGTTACGTACGCGAGCAAAAAGAAAGCCTAAGCTTCCTCCTTATCAATAAGTTTATTAATAATATGGGCTTTTATATCATTCAGTTCTGTAGCACTTGGTATCGAATTTCCGTCCTCATCCAAAACTTCCATTTTAAAGTTTTCAATTTTAAATTGTTTTGCGTTCTCGATATTTACATCAATTAGTACCTCTGCTACTGCTACGATTTTTACTTTCATGATAATCCTCCTTATTTTATAAATTTCTTTCATTATATGGAATGTAATTCACGCGAGGTCTCATGACAACCATCTACTACACAGAATGGGCTAGAAGGGAAGATGTGTACATGGATATTCTCCCGTACGTATCAGTCTACTATTTTCGACTAATATCATCTTCTATTATAGAGTAGGTTACGTACGCGAGCAGAAAGAAAGCCTAAGCTTCCTCTACGTCTGATATAATTTTAGCGGCGATAATTGTTCCAATTATTAATCCTGCTGTAGCGCTTATAAACGCGCACGCAAACCCCTTCCACCAACCTTCATCAAAGCACTTCTTTTTTAATTGTTGTACTTCAAATTCGTTTGTTGGAATAGTCTCACATTCCTCTGTTTGTAGGTGATGCATTCTTATCATTTTCATAATATCAATCTCCTTTAAATTTATTTCATTATATAGCAGGTTATCCACGCGAGCAGAAAGAAAGCCTAAGCTTCCTTCTCACATTAAGGTCTTAAATCCTTCGTAAATTATTTCTGTCATTTTTTGTTGAACTTTAAAATTCTGATAATCCTGTTCTCTACCTTGGCAGCATAATACGTACACCTTTGATACTAGTGATCCATCTGAATCTGAAACTACTTCCGACTCTCTCAAGTCGAGTACTTTAAATTCATTGGCTCTAAGTATCCTGGTTACACTTATTACTGCCTTTTCTAACAACTGAGTTATCACTCTAAATTCAATTATTTTAGTCATAATCATTCCTCCTATATTTTGCTTAATGTCATTATGGTGTATGCAAATATCGCGAGCAGAAAGAAAGCCTAAGCTTCCTCGATGTTTTCTGCTACTTCGTAGAATTTCCCATCGATTTCAATTATGCTTCCATCTTTTAAACCTTGTTTAATTTTCTTGTTGAATTTCACTTCGTTAATAACATTGCCAACTCCAACAGCAACATGCCCTATAGCACTAAATGCAATTCCAACTACTGCTGGCACTACTACTAATACTACAAAACCCATTACTGCTAGGTCTACGATATCTTTATCTTTCATGATAATTCCTTCTTTCAAATTAAATTTATTTCATTATAGAATATGTTACGTACGCGAGCAAAAAGAAAGAAACCTATTTGGCTTCTCCCCATGTCAATACCTTGGATGTTTCGTTAGCTATTACTATACTCGCCATTGCTACTACCATTACTAAAGAAACTCCAGCGAGTCCTCCTAAAATAGTTTTTGCAATATTCTTCATAATAAATTCCCTCTTTCAAGTTTATTTTCATTATATAGCACGTAATTCACGCGAGCAAAAAAAGAAACCTAAGTTCCTTCATTATGCTATTTAGTGATTTGTAATATACTCGTTCATTGTATTATTTCATATTTACTGCGTTGTTACGTCTGTGATTCACTACTACCGTTGCTATTATCGCAAAGGCTACAATCAATCCTGCTGTAATTCCTACAGTAGTCATGGTTAATGCTACTTGTTGAACTTTAATATACATATTAATCGCTCCTTTTATTTACATAATTCTTCTATTATATAATGCATAATGGACGCGAGCAAAAAAAAAAATAATGGCAATCCAATTAACCCAGTTTTCACTGATGGGAATCGAACCCACTAACATTATCTTTCATTATATAATGTGTAATTCACGCGAGGTATGATAACCACTATCTGTCACGCAGAACGAGCAAAAAAAAGAAGCGACGGGTTCGAACCGCATTTCTCTGGTAGATATACCAGCGCTTTAACTTTTAAGCTAAATTTTCTTCTTTCATTATGTAGTATGTAATACACGCGAGCAGAAAGAAAGCCTAAGCTTCCCTCCCGACAATGTCATGAATAATCGGTCTTTTGTTTTTAACATTCATTGTATCTATTATGTCGAATATCTTTTTGTTAGCATCTTTTCGTCCTTGCCAGTAACATGTACCAGCAATCGTCAAACCTACAATCAATAACCATAATGTTTTCATAATGTTAATCTCCTTTCAAAATTATCATAACACTTTCATTATAGTATATGTTTTGGATGCGAATCGAGCAAAAAGAGAAGGCATGTTTTACACACGCCCCTTAATGATAAACCCTAACGCTTTCGTAGTTATTACTCCAGCTTGTTCAAATCCCAATATCAGTGCTATGCCCAATAGATTACCTGCTATGATCAGAATCGTGTCTTTCTTTATTTTCTGTTCGCGTTTTATCGCGTCCATTTTATAAAGCTTTTCAAGATTATCGGTCATATTTTTGTATTCCGCTGAGTCTGGCTGATGTTGTTTCATAATTTCCAAGACTGCTGCAATTTCTGCTTCAAGCGCCGTTTGTTTATTCTTTTTGGTGAATTTCTTAAACATTTGCGTTCTCTCCTTCAAGATTTTATTCTTTCATTATAGCGTGAGTTATTTCCGCGAAGGAATCATCAACAATGGATTTTCGTAAACCTTGGAATTTTTACCGTCAATTATAATGTCGGTACATTATAGGCATACGCCATCCTTCGCTGTTTGAAGTAAGAAACCGAGAAGAAACCACACTTTGTTTTTGATTCGGTCCTTACAAATATCCGAGCCCAACTTCTCATTGTAGTTAGCAGGGTCAACGCAGGCCGAAGACTCTACAATTGTGAAGTTATTAGCAAGAGTGGCCGTCACAATGGTGATCTTATTTTGTTGAGTCACCACCTCATAGGCTACGATGAAACCCTCAACTAACTCCTGGGTAATTGTGTTATTATCCCCAACTTGCATATACGCTTTTTCAAAAACATCTTTTGGAGACCAACCACTGTAATTATCAGGATAATCCACTTTATAACCTTCTTGACTAGCGCCACTGTACACTAGAGGCCGAACTTGTTTGTTATACTCAGCTACGGTCATTGGTTCAGCTTGAATCATCTTAAAACCGATGTATTTTTTCATTAGTCTTAATCCTCTCTTCTTTTAAATACCGTTTCATGCAAAATATAGCCAAATCGTTTCTAAGGCCCCTGAGAGGCCTTCTAAGCCGTTTGACGTCCGTAGCCTATATATATGTATGCCCAGTAGCTTATAGTGGCGTACAGGGCAACGTCGAGGGCGGTTTTTTATGACTTTCGAAATATAGGGTGTATTAAGCCTCAGGTATACCCGCCATGCTTGTTAAGAGAGAATATATCCCCGCCACGAGAGCCACTGATCCGACATATTGCCAGTTAACCCCGTCCATAGCCACACCAATGGTGATCATACCGAGACCGGTTTGGGCAACGGTCTTAACCGCGCGAATGGCCGCTGCTTGTAACCATTTTACTGTCATTAGTTTTCACCTCCTACTTCACATGTGCTCCGTGATTGAACATTAATATTAAGACTAGTGCAACCGCATATATAACTACGTACGTCATAGTCGTTAATCCCGTCGTAACTTTAATGGAAATTGTTCGGCATAAAACCCTAATGCGTTTATCCCTTTTATTGCTTCCTGAACCTTTGACGTACGAACCCAAACGACCACATTAACATCCGGGTCTGATATCCCCGTAGAGGTCACAGGAGGGCTTGTGACGGGGTTAACCGCTTCTGAGTAAGGAACGTTCACAGCTCGACTTAAACCCCTACAAATGGCACTAGCGACCGTCTGATCCCATTTTGAATCTTTCATCAACGCTTCTTCTTTGGGGTTGGATATAAAGCCACATTCCACAAGTAAAGCCGGACCATTAGTCTCCCTCGTAACGTGCAGGTTGGCGGTCTTTACGCCACGATCAGTAAGACCAGTTGCGAGCACCATTTCCTTCTGAACTTCTTTAGCAATCCTCTCAGCCCAACCACCTAAGCCTTGTACGTACGTAGTTATCCCATGCGCTGTCGGATCGTAAAATGAATCGGCATGTATGGATAAGAAGTATTGTGGGACCCAAGCGTTTGATATATCAGTAACATCGTCGAGATCTCCGTCCTGAATATCAAGCACTTGCCATCCGTTACGTCGCATATTAGTAATGACCAGATCACCAATTTCTTGGTTTTGTGTGGACTCCTTAAGCCCAGTGGGTCCGATGGCTCCTGGATCGAATGTTCCGTCATCTTTTGGGCCATGGCCTTTGTTGACTGTTAATTTACCGGGAGCATTCATACGGATTCCTCCATTTCCAATTTTTGTGAGATTTCCACTAACTTCATATTAGCAATTTCTTGATTGTCAAATACTTTACGAAATAAACCGAATTGTTCAAGTCTACATGTACCACAATGTCTTTGATCGGTTTCAATCATTGACTTCAATGCGGAGTTTACTTCGGTGTTCCTCTCAATTACTTGTATTAATCGTCCTTCGCGGTCGAAATCCTGTTTCCTCTTTGTGCCGTCTATAGACGCTAGCGTTTTCATGACCGGTATTAATGCTACTATGATTAATGCAACCACTACGAGGAGAGTTATAATCGTACTATCACTCTGTTTTGCTAAAGTGATGGCTGACTCCATTTTTACCTCTTTCTGGCTTCCGCCCCTTTCGTTGATACCTGTGGAAAACAACTTACTATATGATTGAGAATAAGGTCCCTGGTGTTTGTGGTGTTTCTAGAATAGTAGCACACTCTGTCGCAGTGATAAACTTTGGAACACGCTCTTGAATATACTCAGCTGTGACTCGGGCCATCGTCCATTGTCCTGACAGATAATTATACATAGGACTCACCACCGTCAACCTCCTTACATCATTGTCATGATCACGTTTAAGGCATCCTCAGCCATGGTCACTCTCTCCGCTGTTATTTCCTCTACGGTCTTAACTGGGACTGTGTTTGCGATGGCGTTTAAAACCTCGTCAGCAGTGAAGATATAACAGTTCTGCTCTAAAGTGTACGTACGAACGATTACTTCTTCCGCTATGATGGGTTCGTGATCGTTCCAGGCGATAGGTACTTCTAAAGATGTCGTGATGATGTCATACACGGGAACTTCGACGTCTTCCATTACAGTCGTTCCATCTGGTTGTATTACGGCCTGGAACTCGGTAGTAGTTTGATCAGTGGACGTTTTGTACGTAACGGGTCGCGTCTCCCATGTAGTTACTGTTAGAGCGTCCGTAGTCTCTACTGTATTAATATCCTCCTCAACGTAACCGCCATATCCAATAGGTGTAATTACATCCATCCAATATAGCAGCTGGCCAGCCTCATTGACCTTCTGAACCATATTACCAGTAGGTTCTTTAACCGTCTTCTGGAGACTGATAGGATAAGGGATGTCTATAGATAACTCGAATGGTAAGGGTTCGCGGTCATATCCTTTAATCTGACCTGTTACTATGTCATAGACAACATTTCTCACAGTTGTACCTCCTCTTGAGAAGGGCGATATTTCACGCCCCACTTAATTTTACTTACCGTGCTCGTAATCGTAGTAAAGAGTGTGAAATACTCCATCTTTATCGGTGATATAACTTTCTCGACATCCCTTACAGACAAATTCGACGTAATTACCCTTTACAATGATTTCGAAGTGTTCTTTATTACCGCACTTAGTACATTCCAGTTTAACCTCAATCGACATAGTCTCCTCCTTAGATACTGTTACCAGTAGTAATAAGTTTATTGGTTGCCTTATCAACATATCCCATCGGAATTAATTCGCCGGACTTCCAAGCAGTAGGCGTGTTAACGCCAGCCCTTACAACGCCATCGGCTTCTTTAGATAGTGGTTTGCCGGGTAGATTAACAAGTATTCCCACACCTGTTCCATCAACTGTAAACCCTCCTGTAGCAGAGTATTTACTGAAGACCAACAGCTTTAGTTCCCCACCGACTAAAACTAAATATCGGGCAATACCCACCATGGGTTTACCGATTGTCGCTAAAGCATATTGCTTCCAGTAAGCTGTGCTAAATCCTGTTGCGTTTACAGTGACTTTACTCCCAACGTTGATATCCTTAGAGTCTGGCGCGAACTTAACAACGCTAAAACCCAGTTCACCATACAAATCACCTTTATCCTGTCCTACACGATAAGTCAAGTTCATCCAATGATGAATTCCTTGCTTATTTCCTACAGCACTTCCTAAATCTGTAATCAAGAACTCTGGGATTTCAGCAAGTATCGTTACGTCAGTATTCGCGGAAATAGGGGTAGGTGCTTCAAGATAATCACTATACGTAGTCAACATAAACTCATTGGAATAAGGGAACATTGATTGAACTTCCTTAGTCTCTTTTCTTACGAATAGGATGTTACTTAACCCCGCATCCCTTCTTGGATTAGATGGAGATAAAACGTCATAACCTGTCGGCTTTTTGAAGGTTAATTCGATGTTGCAGTAGTCCGTGTAGATGGTGGAGGTGATTTCTCCATTGCTTGCATTAGCCCATGAAAGGAAGTGAACGAATCCGTCCGATTGAATACATGCAGATAATTTTACGTTTGCATTCGATTCATTAACATTTCCAGATACTTTTGAAACACTCCCCAAAGTATTGTAAGATTGGGCTGTCCATACTCCATTCCATGTTGAAATAGTAGCATAGTTTCCTGAAGGATTTGTGCCATACCCCCACCAATTAAAGTCGATATTCAATAAATTATTCTTCAACCACTGTACCTTATCAATTGCAGGAATGGTTCCCATCTTATCTTCTACTATGCGGATTAGGTTGAAGGAGAAGAGTTGTTGAGCCATATTCCCATTATAGCTATAAGCACCAGTAAGGGTGTTATCAAGAGCTAAAATACCTGAGTATCTACCAGCATCCATCTCAACAGTAAACTGACTTGGAGTTTTAAGAGTAGAAGAACCTTCGCTATATTTTGCAATATTCGGATTCCCAACCACATCACCAGCAGTTTTTCCAGCAAAATCATCCCTCACATCAACGGTTTGACCTGTTGCTAAACCCATCGAAATCACGATTTTATCTGAGAAGGTGATGTCTAAACTAGCAAAGTCTACATTAATGGTTGAGGGGGTGATGCCATCTGAGGGGTCGGCAAAACAGAGAAAGAAAGCGTATCCATCAACACTAATACTATCAAGTAGAGATTGTCCGAATGGGACAGGGATGCTCAGAGTTGCAACTGTACTAGATGTCGTAAACGTATTTACAATATCCCAATCATTCCAAAAATTACCTGTATTGTTATAGCGAGTTAGCGTGGCTTTATTTCCAGAAGGAGAACTACCGTGTCCTTTAAAAAGGCATGATATTCTATTCAAATTATTCTTCAACCAAGTAACTTTTAACGCCTTAGTCTTAGCAGGTATCTTACATCCCAATTTCCTCTCAGATTCCTTAATTAAGTCAAAACTTAATAGTACGCACGCCTGTTTACCATTGACATTTGTACTAAATGTTGTAACTGTCCCATCCTGAATAAACATCTTAGCATACTCACTCGTAATCAACTCATCAACAAACGTAGAAGGAGCGGGATTATTCGCTACAATTGCACTTAATGTCTTAGCAATATTCGGATTCTCCCAAGTTCTACCTGAAATCTTACTAACATAATCACTCGTAATAGTCTGATTAGCATATGGAAGTCTAAACCCTGCTTCACCCATCAAGGTAGTTGTGGTTGGTACACTCAATGCAGGTTGACCACTAGGCATAATCATAGAATAATCAATCTGTAAATCTTGTGCTACTAAACTGGCATTTGTACCTAATTTAAACGTAGCAACATTCCCAAACATCCCAGTCCAAGGTGTAACTGCATCGCCAACAACTTCAGTTTTAGTTGTTCCATTCATGTAATAAACCTTTGGATTTGATGATGTTGCGGTTGACTCCATAGCAACAACTTGATATTTACTTAATGCTACTCCAATTGTTTCAGTGAATGTTAATTTTTTATTTACTGCATCTACTCCACCAGTATTAATTATTTTCGTAGCTAAAAGTGTTCCCAAAACTCTATCAACTAATTTAACTGTATCCCCATCTGAATACAAAGTTGCATCAACAATATCAAAATAAGCTGAAGTATCAGTTGATAAAGCATCTTTTACTAATGTGGATTTAGCAGTATCAGTATCAAAGACACCGCTAATCAATTCCCCTGCCATACCTGTTACAGTAATAGTATCTCCTGCGCTCCATGTATTAGGAGTCCCAATTACAACACGATTAATTCCTCGACTATTTAACAAATTTGTCGCTTTTACAATAGAATTGACTGTTTGTGGCATCTGTGCTTCCGATGAAATGCGTCTTTGATTGGTGTAGGCTGGCATGATGATAGCATCACCTGAGATGAAGTCAGGAGGGAGATTTGGGAAGAGTGAGCCTCTGTCGATGTTGGAGATGGAGATGTCCGAAACAGCACCTACATATCCATATCCACTAGTTGTACTTCCGATGTATCCAACGTTTGCGGAACTTAAATTTGTAATACCTATGGTAGCGACTTGGACACCATTGAGGAACACATACATATTCGTGCTTGTAATTCTAATCCTAATATGAATAAATGGTGTATTTGGTTTTGCTAGAGTAAAAGTAAGAGCATTATTTGTACCATTACCACCAATTAGATAATAACTAGTAGAAGAGGGATTCTTATTTAAACCGATATAGTTAGTTCCATCGTTTATATTAAGAATGGATTGAGCATTTGATGTAATAGCAAAAAAGTCATCTGCCTTAAAAATAGCATCTAGTGTACATGAAGTTAATCCACTTGCAAAAGCACAACTGACTCTGCCTGTATTTGGAATTTGCAAACCTGAACCTGTAGGCATTGGTTTGTAAGTAGGAATAGGGATATTTGTTAATGTGGTTGTTCCAACTTCAGGCACAGTCGTCCCATCCAAACTAGCATAAAACACAGTATTCCCATCTACTTCACTCTTAGGTATTCCATGGTGTACGGTCAGCATTTTCTTCGGCGAAAGTTCCCCACGATTGAACATGTTATCTGCTTTTTTGAGGATGTAGTCATAATTATATTGAGATTTTGTTTCATGTCTCAAGTCTGTGATGTCGCGTGAGTCGATGACGTTGGCGTAGAGGGATTGGGGGTGGTCTGATTTTGCGATAATAGTACCACCACCGCCTAGAGTCCCTATAGATTGACCTATTGTGATTGTTTGAGGATTCGATACTGTGTTTATGGCAGTAATTACTCCTAACAATGTACCTGTTGTGTTAATTAGCATTTCACCCACACTATAATTTGACCCTATTGGAGTGCTGGCAGAGATATTTGCAACATAGTTAGTTTGGCCATTTGTAATACCATTTGTTACTGTTAAGGGATTATAACCTCTCGCTCCATTCGCATTACTTGGTGAAAACCCCGATGAATTCCGTCTTTTAACCCTAAATAATGGAATTGCGTAGGAGTAGCCATCGTATGTCACTAATGCAGTCTTACTGGCAGAAGTTCCATCTCCCGCAATATACAAACCAACATCTTCAAGAGAAATTCCTTTTCCACTAATACCTACGTTGTTTATTCTATCCGATTGACTGAAGAAATGACTATATTTAAAGATACTAGAAGAAGCAGACCAATCGTATATATAGTTAAGTGGTACAGTGTTTCCTCCTTGTGCTTGAACCAAGGCATCCCTAGCGTTAACCCCATCTGTATAAGGTGCAATAAAATTAACATTTGATACGGTTCTATAACGTCCAGCCATAGTATATCCATTCCCGTTAGCTGGAAAATATGTTTCAAGGAATACTAAATCATCCCATTTCTCTCCAACGTTTGCAGGTGCAGTAGGAAGTGTTAAAATAGTTAACGGCATTTTTATTTCATAACCATTGATAGGATAAACAGTTTCGGGAATTGTAATGGAATTTAAATTTGTAGTTGAACCAGTTGTAATCGCTGGAATTGTTCTACAACCAGAATGCATTTGATTACGAATCATATCTGCTTTTGCTTTATCTACATCATTTAAACTAACCACAGTTGCAGCACCAGTTATACTAAAGTTTCCTTTATATTCCCATACTGTTCCACTATATCTATACCATTGATTATTGTCTAATGTTTGAGCACACCAACCTATTACGGCACTTGGATATGTAGATGCCAAAGCAGCAAAATTTGCTACAGGTGTTTGCCATATGAGCTGTGTTGTGTTTGCTGAACTATTTGCTAGTGTGGCAGCGTTTTGAGCGTTTGCTATGGCTGTGTTTGTATTAGAAGTGGCCGTAATAGCTAATTGACGTGTAACTTCTGTCTCGGCAATCTTATTCGTCGCTTCTGCCAGTTTATTATTCACGTCAGAATTCCATCGAGCTGAGTCGTCGTTATATTGAGCTTGTATATCTATGATTTTAGCGTCCAGCTTAGGTATTACATAGACACTAAGCGTATCGCCATTATCTAGACTCTCTGTGACGTTGAATGTGAATTGGGCGGTACTAAGTTTTGTTCCAGCAGTACTGAAATCAACTTCGCCTTTCACAATACCGGTGACCGCGAGAGTGTTAGAGCTTAGAATACACTCCACTTTACCAGTTGTAGCGTTAATCACAGTGACACCGGTTAGACTGTCCTGAATGACAATGGTTCCGTCCGGTTTGTAGAACGACACGATTACTTCTTGGTTGGAGATGTCTACTGGCACACCGTTATTGGTTATGCGAAATTCAAGCACACTCGAGTTTATATCTCCCTGAACAAACTTGACATTAAATATACTTCTTTGTTTAAAGTCTAAATATACTACTTGTCTGTTCTCCAATGTTATCCCTCCTTAACCTTCTTCAGTTCGACTATCTCTTTCTGCAGCGATTCTATCATAACATCTTTCACGGCAATTCCTTTTGACATATGTTTTATTTGCTCTAATAGCATGTTAATGACTCTATTAGCATCTACTTCCATTTTGATTCTCCTTACGTAATCGAATTCAAATCGCTAACTAGTAAATTTAAAAAGGATGCGTATACTTGAGTACCACTACTGACTTGCGACATACTCATAGCTTGCATATCACTTATGGCTGTTCTGGCTTGGTTGAATATTGAGGCTGAGAACACCGTACCCTTGTATGCTTGAGTAAATGTGACTTCAGACAAACCCTTATATACCCTGACTAAGTTTATATTAGCAAGGAACGCATTCCACTCCACCGCTGTTAATGCGACAGGATTTAAATACGAAGGTGTGTGAGTCCAAGCGAACGTGGAAGGTCTTACCCTCGTATATGTTGGAGAATACGCCCAACCCCATGCCTCTCCTCCACTAGTCTGAATTAACCAAGGCTTGACATCTACGTATCTTGCCCTGAATTGAACCGTTTGTCCCTGAGTCATTGACTCTATGTCGTGATACTGCTCCGCACCAGCGTACAGGTCGGCTCCGCGCCAAATATTAGCATAAGGTCCGTAGTTAAGTTTTTTATCAAAGGCTAACGTCCCAATTTCATAGTCAATGGTGGCTGAGGTGTTGATGTACTGGGACAACTGACTGTCAATAGTATATATGCAACTCTCTGGGGCAGGGCAATTCTGTTCGGATAAATCGTCGGTAACTGTGATAAAGCGTATGATGTTCTCATAATAAAGAGGCATGTAACATCTTCCAGTAGAAAGGTTAGGGCTTATATATTCGCCCCACCACCAATCGCCCCAATTGTTATGAACGATCCAGTGTGTAATCCCATCAATCAGCTTCCATCCAATGATGCACATTACGTGAGAGGTCTTGGTTTCACCTATGACTATGTTTTGGTCGACATTAGCGGGAACTACGCCGTCACAACCGGCTCCACCTAGATCCTGAAAGTTATTCGCGACATATGTCGTCACTAATACTACGCCGTTGTCGATGATACTTTGCTTAAGACTCTCAATCTGGGTAGCGTTGATGATATTAATAAATTCGCCAGGATGAACTGGGTCAGGTCCTAAAGCTTCCATTACCGAATAGCTTGATATTTTGGCTTTGTACATCTCCCTATTGGCGTTGTTAGCCACAAGTGTCTCTGCGCCTATGATAGGGGTGCCGCCGTCAGTCCAGTCATAATACATATAAGTATCTGGATACGTCCATTCACCCCAACCATTATAACGATTCTCAGGTAAACTCTTATACAGGGGCACGCCATCATATTTAAGTCTATCGAGAGCATAGTTGACAATCATTCCGTCGTTAGGGTTATCCTCCTGGGTCGTCCTATTTCCGAATATCCAACCTATAGAATATCTATTTGTGTAACCGTACTGTCTATACTCATGAACTTCCTTCATTGTACATAGGGCGTTAGCTACGCAACTACCAGCTTCACTCTCCCAACCATGAATGTCTGGACCATTGCCTATACCCCATACCCACTGGTCTGTTACTTTGGGCCAAAAGGAGGGTATATATTCTGTGGGTGGCACTATAAACGCCTCCTCTTATCCAAATACTGCTATTACTCCGTTCGGAGCTGTGATAACCCCAGTAACAGTTAAGTCTCCGTGAATTGTGGTGGCTAAAGCATCGATGTCTACTTGTAAGGCGTCTATGGATAATAGGGAGCTACCATCACCACTAAGGCCCTGATAATACTTTATTGTGGCTGGGGCAGAATATCCAGCTACCACGGCACCAAATTGTAGACCATAGGAAGAACCATTGTTCCAGATATTAGAGGATACCTTCAGGGTGTCGTAAGCTTCGATCATAACGCCGTCGATTGTGCCGCCAGAAATAGTTGGACTCTCAATAGTAGTTTGTGTTATCTTAGTTGACGTAATATAACTAGGAAGAACCGGACTGATCCCATCGACCCCATCGACTCCATTAATACCATTTATCCCATCTACTCCATCGGCCCCTGTTAGATTTACTTGTGATTCAGGTGTAAGATTAGCCCATGATATTACGGCGTTGTCGCCCATAGTAACATTGGTGCCTACCACCAGCTCGTCGGTTTTAATCTTACTAGCCGAAATACTGTTCGCAGCTATAGCATCGCCGGCGATCCCAGCTCCAGTTATTGCCGTGGCGAAAGTTAAGCCGCCGTCTATGCTTACGCCAATTCCACCCGCAGTTATCTTAACTACATTATCGCCGCTTACTGCGTGAAATCCAGACGCATCCCAATAAAAATCTGAACTAACCGATATTTTGTTAGTGGCGGATATTAAAAAGTTAATTAATCCGTTCGTGATGTCCGTCGTGGGAACAGCAGCATTAGCAGTTGATTGGGCATTATCTGCTTGGGTTTGGGCTGCGTCTATAGCCGCCTTTCGTTGGTTCTCCAGCTCCGTCTGTAAATTTGCCTTGGCCGTACTATAAGCGGCAAAGTAGGCTTTAAAAATGACAGCATCAATATCAGATGTCCCAGTGATTGCTAAAATTGCCTCGAGATAAGTTGATAGGTTGTTATACTGTGCTACGTAAACTTGATATGCGGTAGCATCTCCCGCAGTGGGCCATAATTGTTGGGCTCTGATCGAATCCATAACGGTAATAGTTCCGGTAATATTCAAGTCGTATGACATGTCTAGTTGGGGGATTAGTGAAGCTAGATAATCCAATATATTTTGTGACACATGGATAATCGGTAGAGTATACTTTGAGGCACTTGCGTCAAGAGCTAGTTTTTCGGCTTTTATACCGTCGTAAGTCACAGAGAGGCTTTGTTTTTCAAGAGGTGTGAATTTGTTATCGCTCGCCAAATCAAGGGTTTGTGCATGAGCATAGTTCCAATCCGTAGCGCCGTCTATTAAGTCATCTGCTATCGTCTCTCCCAGGTCTCCAACCATGATTTGATTAGCGCGAATGGTTACGAATTTCCCCAACAAGCCTGTAATGAAGCTACCTACTATTGATCCATCTTGGGTTATGGCTGTGGTATATGGGCCGTTAACCCCCATAGAACTATGTCCGAATCCACCAAGATTCCAACGCCACACGTCGAGTGCGGTCATGACGTCTGTCGTGTCCATGATAAGTATCTCATAAGGCTTTCCGGCCTCATCCGTACGTATTACTACGTTACCACCATTTGAACCTGTTATGAGGGCTGTGGCGTTCTCTATAGCGAGTTGATACGCGGATTTAACGTTAATAATATCTTGTTTTACTTTCTGAATGGAATTAGTAATACCTGTTGCAAGGTTGGGTTTAAAGCTTCCCAATTCAACACTTTCAATCCTATCGGTTATGATATTCTTGGTTATTTTAATAACCTTGACTTTTAGATTGAGGTTGAGTCTGGAGTGCTTAACGGTAACTGTATCGCCTAAATATACACTTTCGAGCACTGCGTAGTTTTTGTACTCTTCGGTCTTAGATAGCTCAACGAAATCAACTTTGTAATTGAATTGAGGAATATCTATTTTGGAGGTTTCCATGTACGCCAGAGCCGCAGTCCTGAGTTCATCCCAGGTGTCTATTTCACTAAAGTCAACCACTTTGATCCTTGGGTTGGGGTAATTACCAATATACGGACTGTCGATGTACTTTTCGTCAAGTGTTAAGCCGTCACTACCAATAGGCATTAAGCGTGTACAGATACCACTAGTATCTAACGTCTCCTCTATGCCCTGGATGTTCTTACCGTAAGCTATTAGGACTCCTCGATCAGACCCTCTAACCCCTAAATGTTTAATAAGGAAGTTGTCTCTGACCAGTTCTCCTCCGTACGTACTAAGCAGTCCTTCCGAACCCATGATAGCCTCGACTGGATTCTTACGAATGAAATATAAAGTGTTGACCCCACCAACGTCACTTATAGACGTAAAAGGGTGAGCATATTGGGTATTAGTTAGAATATGGTTTAGCGTAGCTTGTCCACTTAAATCAGTAGAAGTTACGTCTTCTAGTAGATTGTCAAGAAGATCATAAAATATATGACGAGCATTGACTCTGATGGAGGTTAACGTCTTTACTTTGTTGTATATGCGAAAGAGTTGTCCGTCAGCTTTTATGACGTTATCCTCTATGAGATACTCCCACTTACCACGTGCGTCTAAGGGGTGTTCGAGTTCGCACTCAAATATGCCATTAAGCTCTTCGGTGACCACGGATGATATGGAATCAGATAAGACCACTAGACCGTTGCTTGTAAATTCAGTGGCCTTGCTGTCATGTACAGAAATCATTACATCCACCGCCAATTAGGAGTTATTACAACTGAAGTAACTGTTCCCGTCCAACTAATAGAGTTTTGACCGACGACTAATTCGGGGAAATCACCCGACATGTCGTTGTTCTTAAGTACAGTATCCTTATAGCAGTCCATCAGATCACTATCTATCGTAACGTGACCCACAACGTTTGTGAGATGAATCACGTTACCGTTAATATCGAGATCGATGGTTCCGGTGCCATAGACTTTGAATATGGGTTTGCTTGTGCAGGTTCCTACGTTAATCAGAGCACTGGGGACAGTCAGTGTAATCTCCGAATTCTCGACCGACAAGGGAAACGGCTGACAATCAAATATGACAATGAATTTGTGCCACTGTCGCATAATTCGTTCGAATGGTATTTGATTGATTATACTAGCCTTGTATTTTCGGTCTGGTTGGTCGGAGAAAATAACATCTCCGGAGCCATCCAACCATGCTAAGACTTTATCAACCTCAGCAATATCTAAGAGTGTGCATTCACACGACTTAACCATACTACTATAAGTCCCAAAGTCCTCCGTTAAAAAACCATCTCTACCGGGTATAACTATCTTGTTAATGTCCCTATTGACCTTGATGATGGGCGGTAATGTATTCACCAAAATACCCATATCTTTACTTGAAATCCTGTTGTATATAAAATATGGCTCTTCGTGTAAATAGACCATTAGTTACCGCCCCTTCCGATTACTACTTGTTTACGATAGAACTCAAGTTCCTCCATGAGGGCCTTAGTGTCTTGTGCTCGGTTATTGATGAAGTTTTCAATTTTTAACACTAATCCACTAACATTTGACTCAGGAGTACTATTCGTAACCGTGGTATTACTTCCATTTTGATTAGCATTCATTCTGCGGTTAGCGTCTAGATTTGAAATACTCGCAGTCTTACTTGTAATGCTACCAACATTGATCGATTGACTCTTGTTGAAAGCAGAACTAAGCCCTGAACTAACATCCGTCAAATCCAAGACAGGTCTAATGGTCGGCTGTATGTCCATGTCACTATTTATGATATCTGCGATACCTGCTACAGCTCCTGTGAGGGCCGATACAGCCCGTTTACCCACGTTGACGGCCTCTACACTAGCTACGTCCGAATAAGCCTTTAAACCGCCAGCAAACCCTAGAGCTGAGTACATACCCACTTCTTCAAATGCTTTAGACGGCGATTTAATACCTAAAGCGCTTTTGGCAGAGTTCAATGCCTGTAAGGCAGTCCTTGCTACTTCTTGTGCTAGGGCCGCGGACTTACTGTTTATGCCGTTAATCATGCCTTGTATAATGTTTATACCGACGCCAGCCCAATCAGGCGCGGACATTACCGTTTGAATGCCGCTTGCAAGGGTCGTAAATTCGGTTTCAACATTGACTCGTAACTCAGTAACAGTCGTTGCAATGTCAGTGGACATAGCCTTGAATTCGGTTTGAGATGCAGTTCTTAATGTTCCGAGTTTGGTCGACCATTCCGAATTCAAGGCTGATAATTGTACATCCGCGTCAGCATTTAAAGCTACCATTTGGTCGTTCCACATAGTCCTATAGCTAGTTAATTCTTTTGATGCTTCTTTCTTTAACGTGGATATTTGACTTACGGTGCTCGAACGCATATCTTTGAGTTCGGCCACGGCTTGGGTTTTTGCATCTTGGTGTTTGTTTTGCCATAAGGATACGTACGTAGTCAGTTCTGACGCACTTAGGGTGTTTAACGCTGCAATTTGAGCTGAAGCAGAAGGACCCATCGCTTTGAGTTCGTCAATTAAGTCGGAACTAATTCCCTTTCTGGATAAATCGGTAAGACTTTGTCTCCACTCATTTAAATCAGCAGCTTGAGACTGCAAGTTTTTGATTAGAGACGCTCCACTAACTCGTTTTTTGGAAGCAACCTTGTCAAATAAACCGTACGTGCCGTATATTGTTTTACTGCGAGAGTCAAGAGCATCTTCGTACTCTTTGTTCACGCTTGCAATATCGGCTATTAACTTTTCGTTAGTAGATTGGGTTTTAGCATAATACTCATCTTCAAGACGCATACGTTCATCATTTATACTTGTCTCAAGATCCAGACTACGTTGCGAATATGATTCATTAAGGTCATTTATGTTTTGTTCAATTCGATAAACTTCTTTGTCCGCTCGTATCCGTTCATCGGACCCATTGGCATGTTTTTTTTGAAGTCTTTGCCACGCATAAAGTTCGTCTTCTAAACCCAACTTGTTATAATACTTATACTCGTCAATCGTTTTGACGCCCACATCAAAATCATCTTTTCGGATTTGGTCCTTAATTCTATAAACTTCTTTGTCCGCTCGTATCCGTTCATCTGTACCGTCTAAATATTTTTTCTGGGCAGCTTCCCACGTCGCAAGTTCGTCAGCCACACTTAACTTTTTATAGTATTTTAGATCATCCATGTTTTTAACCATTGCGTTAAACTCAGCACTGACCATTTCTTTTCGCAGTCTATAGACTTCTCTGTCTGCTTTTTTCCGTTCCTCCGATCCTTCTGAATATGTTTTCTGAATCTTTTGCCAAGCAGCGAGCTCCTCTTGTAAGCTTAAAGTGTTGTAATACTTATGCTCATCGATCCATTCAATTGACTTATCGAAGTTGGATTGACCTTGGGCTTGTTTCGTTTTACCGATAGCTTGTTCTTTTTTAGCCATATCTTTTTGACTAGCATACACATCATTTTGACTTCGATAGGCTTCGTGTTCGGCTTTTATGCGTGCGTCCGTAGCGTTATCATATACTGCTTTAGACATAGCATCTCCAGCACCAACTGCTTCCGAGGTGCTGGCTTTTAGTCCGTTAGCCATACCTACGCCAACCATTTGTCCTACTTCTTTGTCGAAATATTTAGACGGCGAACGAATACCTAAAGCGTTCTTAGCCGCTTGCAGTACAGTGGCACCCATATTTGCAGCGAAAGAAGCAGCGTCAGAAATCTTATCTCTCATCCCTTTAATGAATCCGCCGATCAAATTTCCGCCAGCCTCTATGAATTTATCAATTGCTCCGCCAATAGCGCCAATAATAGCATCAACAAGATTACCTACAGCACTAGTTATTTCCGCGCCGTTAGTTCTGATTGCGTCGGCTAATCCGTTGATAAAACTAATAATAACTTCGAAGGCTGCTTGAATCACCGCCGGGAGTTTATCAGCCACACCTTTTAAGAATTCTATGATTATTAGAGTTCCAACCACCAATATCTTACCGATATTGTCTAGAATGCCCTTAAGTAGACCCATAACCAACTTCATGCCCGCATCCACTATCATGGGTATAGACTTAACGAGAAAATCTAATACTGATTTTAGAACGACCGATAGTCCCTCTAATAGTTTAGGTATTATTCGTATGAGCCCGTCTACAAGGGCTGAAACTACAATTACCAATGCGTCGACAAATGCTGGTGCTGTAGCCGCTAAGACTTCACATAGAGTCACAAGCGTCACGCGTAACTGGGAAAGAAGCATAGGTAGTAATCCAACGATACTTGTGATGAATAGTGCAATTGCTCCACCACTAGCAGTTAAAGCTACACTGAGAGCTGTCAACGCTACCGAAAATAAGGTTAATCCAGCCCCGACGGCCAGACACCCAATGCCTAAAAGTAGTACTGCTGCGCCAAGTGCTAGTAACACGGGAACTAACGGCGCTAAAATAAGAGCGGATAATCCTAGTACCGCAAATACGCCCACTAAAGCAATCAGACTTTTACCAATTTGAGCTAAGGACATTGCTCCTAATGTTTGCATGACTGTCGCTAAGACGGTAAGGGCCCCTGAAATAATTAACAATGCTGCAGCGCCTGCTAAGGACGTTGTCATTAAGGCCATTGTCGCCGCGATGATAATTAACGCACCACCCAATACAGTAAGACCTCTGGCGATCTCGTCCCACGTCATACCACCCATAGTTTGTAATGCTCTTGATAGAATAACCAAGGCAGCCGCGATGGCTATAAGCCCAACGCCTGTGAATACCATTCCTTTAGGCATTAATCTAACGGCAATAGTTACTGCAGCCAATGCTCCCGCCATTGCAAGTAGACCTTTTTGGAGTTGTTCAACGGACATATTTCCAAGAACGCCAATGGCTTGGGCAAATATAAGCATTGCTTGTCCCAGAATCAGTAACCCAAGGGCTGTAGCGATTACGTTCTTAGCGTTGCCTGTAAGCTTAGTAAATATAGCAAGTTCAAGAAGAACTGTAACAACTGCACCTAAACCCTTGATTAATGTATTAACGTCTAATGCT